CAAACCCGTTACATCTACTTCTGGATTGTTATATTTTGGGCCAGCGCCCATATATAATCGGGCATTGAAGTAAGTTAATTGCCCATGCTCTGTAAAAGGAATAATGATATATCCAAGATACTTACCTGTGTTACAATATCCCCATCCTTTACGAGCTAACTCCTCTATCTTAAATCCTCGTTTCTTAAGATAATTCCTGGCAGACCTTGCCAATAGAGAAGTACCCATGGATATATTCTTAAAGCCATCAGGAAGGAAGAACTCTTTCTTACCCTTTAACTCAACCTTCTCTTCTTTGAATACATATCCAGAATAATCTCCCGATTCGAGTATAGATAATACTTCTTGAAAACTATCAGTACTCTCTAGATACATTACCAGACTTAAGGGAGATGGATGCTCACCACACTTAAAACAATTACATCGATTGTTTGAAAGATTAATGCCAAACTTCTTTTCTCCTCCACAGTAGGGACAGTCTGACTTCATCCACCCCTTACGATAATCGAAGGCCTTCAACTTATATCTAAAATATTCATGTAAACGACCTTTAGTATGGTTATTTAGTCTCATATACTATCCTCCTAATAACTGAATGTGCTCTACCATATTTACGGCTTAACTTTTGTAGAGTGGTATTTCCTTTCAAGTATTCGGCTTTTATTTTACGTCTAATCTCTATACTCAAAGGAGTTTTACCTCTGGGTTTGAATCTACCATCTCTTATACATTGTTGAGTATTTTCTTTATGAGTACACCAATATAGATTTTCTACTCTATTGTTAGTTCTATTATTATCCTTATGACCTACACATGGTAAGTTATCGGGATTAGGTATCCAAGTTGTAGCTATAACCCTATTCAATCTATGTGTCTTTTTTCTTAGATGTACCTGTAAATATCCGAATATCTTATGAGGGTTAGTAGATAGCCATCTATGTAATTTAGTGGAATATACTCTACCGTCGAATGAAGCCAAATATTCTGGATAGTTTGGTATAGGCTTTACTTTAACACCTTTTATATTGCTGTTAAGTCTCATATCGTAAACGAAAATACCCGACCATGAATAACATAGCCGGGTAATTATTACTTATTAACTGGTAACTTCTGACATAATTCAGGAACTAGATGATGAATTATATATCCTCTACGAATCTTCACTAATTCTACTTTGGCTTCTTCTAACCTTAGGAAAGAATTCTTATAAGGTACCTCATACCTATCTATATCTTTATACCCCATAGTTCTATGGTTAGGAGTAACCTTATTCCAATTTATAGAGGCCTTTTCTGAAGAGATTGGTACCCACTCACGGAAGAATACTCCTAAACTATACCTCTCTTCAATTGGACATACAACTTGATATCTGTTACCTGGTTGCCTTCTTAAACATATCTCTTTGGAAGCTCTCCTACGAAATATCTTCAATAATCTTACATTCATAACTACATGTGTTCAGTAGCTTGGAATACGCCAATATGAATATTATAATGACAGTGAGGGCAAGTGATGCACTCTTCTCCATTATGATCTGGACCATAACTTAAATCCAAGAATACTTCCTTCTCATTGAAAGCTACCTTGGAATTACAATTTTTACAAACTGTAGTCCTCTCCTGAATTTTAAGAGGCTCTGTAGTAATAACTCGTGCCATACAATTTTAATTATTTAAGGTTTAACTAAATATCACCTGAGGTTTTACTTCTCTTTTCTGGGTCTGCGTTGGGATTACTTACCCTTTTCTTTTTCTTAAGTAAATCATCTACCTGTTTACCCATGGACTCATCATATTTTGCTCTGGCCTCTTTAGAGAACTCCTTCATACGTTGTCTTTCTGGGTCCATATTAAACATTACTCTACCAGATGGAACTCCATCACGTTGAACTACAACTTCCATTCTCATGATGTTATGTTCTTCTTCGTCCTGAGTAGAATTTAATCCCATGACGCATTTTGCATTTCTTATTATAGAAATAGCTGATGCTATATCATTATCCTCGTATCTGGTTTCTTGATGCTTAGCACCTTCTCTGGTAACATGTTGGGCAGTCCAAATAGCATCTAGTCCCAACTCATCTCCCATATTATCTATATCTATATATACATTGTTGATACGTTCTACATCGTCCCTATCTCGAGCAATAGAAGCCAACTTTGCAGCATAGTCAATCATGATAACATGGACCTTAATACCCTTCTCTGTTTCTAATTTCCTAACTAGATTAGTGATGGTATTACAATCTGCAATGGTTGCAGGTACACGCTCCACAATAAACTCTACACCCAGACGTTTATATTTACGCATGTGCCTTTGCTCCATCTTATCATAATCACCAGTTAACATCTCCCTCTTGGTCTTATTGAGAGTAGACTGTATCATACGATCCATTAACTGGTTCTTACCATTTTCAGTATCTATGTATAGAACATTCTTCTTCATTGCCAGATATCCCCGGGCAATATTGATAAGTGCAAATGTCTTTCTCCGTTTAGGGCGATCAATCAAAACGAAAAGAGAATTCTTGGGATATCCATCTCCATTACCCAACCTATTCAACTGCCAAAATGGAGTAGGAACTACATCTGGGTCAACCTTTCTCATGAGTTGTCTCATTGCAGTTCCACTAACCATAAGTAAAGGCTCGTCTTTCTTTTGTGGTTTTGAATTTTGTAATATTTTGGTTAACTTAACCTGATAAGTTTCATAGGAATTGTAATCCGAAAAATCCATACCTTCATTCAAAGCTTTCAACTCAATGTAGGCAATGAATTTATGTATATTTTCCAGGACAATATCTACATCTTTTAGAGGTTTATTGTAAAGCTCAGATATTAAACTATGAATATTAGGGATATCATCTTTAGTAACCAAATCAACATAATCCTTACCTTCTAGCAAGGTTTTAACTTGCTCTACCATTAAAACCTCACTTGGTATTCGTTGGTATTTCTTTACGAATTTTACCAAGGCTTCTACTACTATCGAGTGTTCAATTAAAGTAAAGTACCCAGGTTTTATCTTTGGAACATATAGAAGAGCTTCCTTCCCTTGTACCAAGAACCTAAGTACTTCTAGTTGAAACTCTATAGAGAACGTAAACTTATCACAGGAGTTTAACCTCTTCTTTACCTTATTTGGTTTCATATATTATATAATATTCATGAGTGTATAATCAATAGTATCTGCTAGATAATATAGTTCTCCAAGCTCATTCTCGAACATACTTGAACACTAACGGTGAAATATTTTGATAAAAATTCATACAAGTTGTTACTTTATTATTTATATTTGCATTGTTAAATATATTTACTACTATGAAAGGCAATAACGGGAGTGAACTACATCGTTTGACAGAATTAAAACCCTATGATGAGGACTTGTTTAATAGGTTATACAAAACCTGCAAACCTTTAATCCGTAGACTGGTAAGAGGGGTTGATTCTAGAAGATTCAATCTTACGCCAGATATAATTAACTCTTTCTTCTGGGATAAGTTCTTGTATGTATTTAATAAATATCAAGACAAATACGATGAAGAAAGGTTGAAAGCAACTCTCTTATCTTCCCTGCAAACTTATAAAAGTAAGTTGTTAAGAAATGCTTATACTAAGCAGGCAGAATTCAATCAAGAGTTAACATCATTCGAGGTATTATTTGACAATAATAAAGAATTACTCGATGACTCGGATGAAACTCGGATTAAGGAAGAGCAATCCCAAATATTTCATCAATACATGAAGGAACACCTTACTCCGGATGAATACTTGGTTATGCAGATACAACTTGAACCTCCCAAGTGGTTTGAATCTCGTATCAAAGATTCTCACGGTAAGTTATCTATCCTTCACCTGATAGATTACTTTGAGTTGCCTAGAGATAAGTTTGCAGTTAATATGTTCTCCAGAATGAGAAATACCATACAGAAAACTTTAGAACAAGCTGCAGTAGATCTTAAACAATGAAAAAAGGCCAGAGCAAGGTTATTGATAACCTCACCCCGGCCCCACTTAACCAACTCAACTATGGTTCAGTTTAGAAAGGATATGAGGGACGATTGATACAATTAGTGAATAACTCCAACATATCTTCTGGAGCAGTAAAGGTCGTAACAGTTCTAATAGAAGTAGTTATACTAGTTCCACTTGAAGCCTTGTGTTGTATATACGGGCTTAACTTAAGCTTAGGATCTCCACTAGTGCCAGTGGTTTGAGCAAATATCCGGTACTTAAAAGTATTACCACCATCACCAGTCGAAGGCCAGGTTTCACCTATTACCAAGAGTAGGTTACTCATAATTCCTAAGTTATTAGCTATCCTTTTGACTATATTGGAAGCTAATTCAGCCTCTACACCAGAATCGACTAACCAAGTTTCTAAATCTATATCGATATCTTCTGAATTACCTGCGAGATTCTTAAGGTTAAGAGAAGTTACCAGAGTTATAGAAAATGACGATACTATAATCTTACCACTTATGGAATGTAATTTGGACCCTGAACCTAAGTACTTCTCCAAAAGAGATCTACTATAAACCCAGCCAAAGTTATCGAATACCGAACATACAGCAGTACCAAATCTTGTAAGACCGTCCACTTTGGTGGTATTAACCAAACTAATAGCATGACCAGGTAATATCTTCTCCCCGTTGCCCTGTACAGACACTATCTCAAAGAAAGCCATAGGATAGGCCTGACTTGGTAAACTACTCAGATTCAGAGTACCGTCCCATACTTGATCTTTACTGAGAGGTATATTTAGAGCTGCATCAGCCAAACCCCAATCTTCGGGATTAAGAGTGGATTGATTTATATATGGCTTGGTTGAATAAATTACTAGCCCTCCACCAGCTTCATACCACTGATAGTTTATCCTTTTTGTTACTGGACTAGAACTTGTAGCTAATACACAACCACTGATTATCAGTTTAGTAAATACGAATTCGTCTTCATCACTAACACTGTTTATGGTGTATTCGGCTTCTACTCCAAAGCCCCAACTACGCATTTGATTACTTACTCGTCTAGCTAAGTCCCCTACTTCGATTGGTACAGTACTCTGTTCTAATACCCTTACCCTATTATCCAGTCTCATCAAAGAAAAAGGATTCATTCCAAGTGGTTTAGCAGGTAATATACCCTGATATGGGTTGATACAGAGTTGATATCCAATAGATTGCATTAATTCCTTCCAACCGGGCAAAAAAGTATTCCAGGAGGGTATCCAACCTATCATGTATACCCCTAATAATGTATCAGTATTAGAATTAATAGATACACTACTTTTTTTGGTTACCCAGTCCAATATTTGAGGGTAGTTCATATCGACTATCTTGTCGATATAATACTCTGGTTCTACATGGGCATTTGTTAACCACGCTACTTTGAAATTAGAGAGGCTCGGGACTGGTTCATCCTTATTAGCACTATACCTATGAGTAGCTATTAAAGCAAATGTTACCATTTTAGATGGGTTAGACATATCTGGCCAACCTCCAGGAGGGTTTTGACCAGTGAGAGTCAGTATATCTGGTGCTATTGAAAGAAGCCCATCGGGAGTAATAAAGGCATTGAACACCTGACCAGCCGTATTATCTTTATTAGAAAGAAATACTCTTCTTGCACCCCTTTTCATATCCTCACGATCGGATGAGAATATACTACCTATAGTCAGGGTATTTTTAGTAGTATCAACCCAGTCGAATCCACATACGGGACCAGTTCCATTGGCTATGGCTATGGGTTCCATCACCTCTTTGGACTCTATAAGATCTCCGTATACCTGATAAAGTCTCGGTTGTACTACTCCATTAACAACCTGAGTTTCGTTATTCTGTGCCATGATTATAATTTTAACCTATCGAGATTATCATCGATAAAAATTAAAGCTTTAGTTAATGACTCCACCAGTCTCTGGTTCACTGAATCGTCCCCTAATAACTCCACATCGTCGGGATTATCCTGGAATAACCACTCAAGAAGTACTCCCCAGTAATTATTACCCATCAGTACAGTGAAGTTAGCTTCCTTATCTGGGTCACTATCCGAGAAATCGGTTCGGTGTTTATATCCGTCGGTAGTAGGGAAGTCCTTCTGAAGTTGTTCGAATATTACCGTGGCAAATAAATCTGAACGAGTTTGTCCCTTGGTGGTATATATTTCAAATCCTCTGGCAGTGCACCATTCATTTCCCATGCCTGCGGCATTGTTATGAAGTGAGAGCAGAAATTTAGTTCCCCCTCTGGGAGTATCTAAATTATTTGCAATCTCTTTTCTTCTAGACAACCCGATTTCGGTGTCTTTGGTATTGGTGAATGCTACTTCAAAACCCTCATGTTTGAGACTTTCAGCTAACATTTTACCTACTTTCCTACTCCATAAATATTCTTTATGTCTACCATCTGGAGATTGTTTCCCTGCCACATCTGATCCATGAGCAAAATCGATTATGGGCAATAACCTTCGTGCCATAGCTATAGTTTTTTAAGATACATTAACTTTAATCCATTTAGATACATACCCACTGATTGGTCCATGTTAGAAATTGTAAATTGGTCCTTTGGTATATATATCTGTTCTATTACCAGGTCTTTTATTGCCTCATTATCTTGAGGCTCAAAGATATTTGCCAGAGATTTACCATTACAAGTGAAGTTTGACAACAGTCCACATAACTCAGAATACTCATTGTTTACCAAACTATCTACCTTCTTTACAACTGATTCTTTGTTGTCGATGTGATTCTCAAATCGTATGCGCAGTATAGCATATTTCAGGATATGACCTAAGCTATTAAATTCTCTGCGTATCAATATTTGAGCTTCAGTTATACCTATGGTAGAGTCAGCGGCTCCCTCGAAGAATTCTTTTACTTGTTGGGAAGATTCAGAGACTACCGATACCTTTTTATTTAAGTTCCAGATGGTATATATAAACATTACTACCATTACAAGAACTAATACCATGAAGATACCGAAGATTACCTTTAGAGCTCCATAATTAGAAGCTGCTTCTGCCAGCTCAATCGAGGATTTGGTTAAGGATTGAACGGCATGGTTAAGTTTTTGATCTTCCTGAGCAAAAGAAGATAATAAAGCTATTAGAGGCGCATTAAACATATACAATGTAAATTAAGGCAGTGGTTTGTTCAAATACAACAGAACTGTCTCCTGGTTCAAAATATTTTACATTTACGGGTAGGTACTTGTTGACAATATTTACCAGAGTCTCTCTTACCTTATCACTATAGTCGAATGGATGTTCTGATTGTATTTGTTCCCTTTCAGCCTTTATCTCTTCTTCGGTTGCATCGGGATTCATTAGTTTCCATTCTTCTAACAGTTGTTCTTGAATCTCCTGGTCTTTCCTTACCATGAAGTCCCATTGACCCTTTGGTATACCAATAGTAAGAATCATTGGGACACATTCCCAACAATCGGTCTCGGTGTCGTAAGTAGCAGAAGGAGTATCGAAGTGTGAGATAGTATCATAGTTTACAGAACCATCTCCGATGGCTTGAACTACTGAATCTTTTGTACTCTCATCTACCTCGGTAAGAGTAAAGGTTACTCCATAAAAACGACCCAATATTTCATAAAACCGTTTTGTTCCTCGTATCTTATACAAGGATATGGCGTATCTTAGAACTAACCGGAAATCAGCCGTAGGAAAACCCCTGTCTTCTTTTATCCAATTCTCTAGATTCTCCTCTGTATAGGGTTCACCCTTAGTTAGTACACCATAAGCATAGGGAATGAACCCAAAGTATTCCCATAGATAATTCAGGAATATTGGATTAGCTTTATCTACATCCAGACATTCCATGAAGTTATCTATATCGGGCATTACCTCAGTATCGAAATAACCAGAACATACATCTATGAACCTTTCGAATATACCCTTACCTTCTGAATCCTGATAGGTATCGTTGGCTTTGTAGTAATGGTCGAAAAGATTACTGAAGATGTAATCTCTGAAGAAGGTCTTCGCAGGATTAAACCACTTCATTGATTTTAAGTGTTATATTATCCGAACTGATAGTAGGGATATTGTAGTTGTGAGGAATGAGATCTACCAGTTTACCATCGCTTCCCATCGGTTGAGTGGTTAATTGATATACTGTTCCGTTTTCATAGTTTGCATTTTCGACGGGTAAGTTAATAGTAAGGCTAAACTTAGACTTGGTCAGAGTTACCTCAAGAGGTTTACCATACTTACCAGAATATAAGGCACTACCAGATAACTCCTTATTAGCATATACCTTATAGAAAGCATTGCCATCTTCTATCACAGTCTGTATATAACAATTCTCGAAATCGGATTCTGGGTTAGAAGTGATAAAAGATATCATCTTGAAGTAGGTAATATTCAGTGCTGGTACTGATACTATCTCTTCGGTATTCTGGGAATTGATGTTTATTGCTATTGGATAAGGCAGTAAATATAACTCCGTTATAGTAAGAAAGTCAACCATTGGCTGATTATCCACGAGAGCATACAAGTCTGACTGTCTTACTGGCTTATTTATGTCTGAGTTCTGATAGTTATAAGCATCCAACAATGCCTTCTTTACCTGATTGCTTATATCTATGGATTTGAAAGACTTCCTACCGGTAATTTCGGCCGATAAATAAATCTTAGCGGCATGTGTAGAGTATACACTTACTCGAGTAGTTAACACCTTAGAGGATTCCATCCTTTGCTTTACATTGTTGATAAGCTCGGTGCTTGCCTCTGAACCACCGTCTGGAGTAATATATACCTCAACATACTTTCCGCAGATGTAGTTACAGTAAGCTTTATCTACCCCGTCTATCAACATAGCTATGGCTTCATAATCTTCTTTAGTGATAGCTACTCCGAGAGTTCTGATACTCAACGGTATGTGTTCTTTAAGTGTATCGAAGTCTTCATAGTCTGAGCCTCCAGTAGCAGCTATGGTATTAGTAAGAGTAAGACCAGAAGTCACATCCGTCATTACCTCAGGAACTTTGTCAAACTGGTTTGCAGGTATGTTACCATTTGTACCATAAGTCAGATAGTACTGACCCTTAATGAGTGAGCCTATGGTTGGTTTCCTACCAAATTGACCATCTCCAAATACCAAGTAGGGAGTAAGAGTAGTATCAAGTTCTACCTTGTATACTTTATCACCAGGACCCGAGTAAGCAAAGGTATCCACTAAAGTCCAAGCTTCTCCATCAATGGTAAGCACCATAGAACCCTCTACATACTTCTTATCAGTAGGTAAGTCTCCCAAGGTTATGATGATATCATGAGAAGTATAAGTACCCAGTTCTACTTCTTCTACTACCTCCTTCTGAGCTACTGGTACTTTATATGTGTAAGTACCCTTTTCAATAGTTACATTGCGAGTGGTTATCCACTGTTTCCCATCCTTTGAATTGAATACGGTATTCTGGGGTACTTGTATATCTACTGGGAAAGGACTCCCATCTTGCATGTATACTGTCAAGTCTACTGAAGATGGGATAGCTGACTTTATATGGTAATCCACTAACTTAGCATGTTTGTATAATGATGAATACCTTCTACAAGTGGGAAGGAAAGCTTCCCTTGCCATACCATCGATGTAGTAGTGTATCACCTCGGCTATACCAGCAAATATAGAGAGTGTAAGGATGAATATATTACCCTCACTCATATCCGTTATCTCTGGAACCCTTTCACTCAGGGATTGAATAAGTTTGGCTTTTATGTCATTATATGACCTTTGAAAAGGTGTAAGCCATGGATTGCTAGTAGACATCTGTGGTTGAGTTGTTTAAGTTATACTGAAAGTTTAACTCTTCTATCCTTTGGGAATCTTGTACCTTAAAATATATTAGGAGTCTTATAGATTCTTTAGTCAGTTTCAGAGCAAGTACTTTTAATGCCGTTATCCGAGGTTCCCAGGCTGCTATACCATCCTTCACGAAATTTCTAATCATGAGGTTGAGAGCACTTGTGTTGGGTTCTTCCAAACATTCCCGGGTTCGAGAACCAAAGTCTTCTTGTCTAAATCTTTGGCCTATTTGATAGGTTAAAATAGCTGTGAGATTCTGCTTTATTAAAGTAACATCTCCTCGGAGTATATACCACCCTATTTTTGGTACTACTCTTCCATCTGGCAGCTGTACTGATTCGGGTTTACCATCTTTTCCAACGGATTGTTCAAGCTTTATCGGAAAATAGGCACCACTACCAATAGTGTTGAGTTGATTATAGTTTGCCATCAGTTAGGTTGTTTAATTGTTTCACTTTCGATATCCTCCACCTTAGTCTCTTCTAATTTAGAACCAGCCCAAGATGAAGCAGCAGTTTTCAAAGCACTACCCCCATCCTGAGGTTTAGGAACCCAGCTAGTAAATGCTTGTTTGATTTTATTTAGGTCTTGCTCGATTTTATTTAACCTTTCCACTACTGAATTTGATTCGGGAATACCAACTTCTCCCCCCTGCATTATAATGTTATTAGCATCGACGTTTATGTTACCGTCTAGAGTCTTAACAATTATATCTTGTTGGATTATTGCAGTTAATACTCCCGATTCACTTTCATCCAGTATAATCTTATTGCCTTTGGGTGTAATAAACCCAAGTACATAAGGTTTGTCCAGGTCAGGAGGCATCTCTCCGATTGCCCACCCATGATAAGACCAGAGTGGATGTCTTGGGTCCCCATTTTCAAATTCTACATATACTATAGAACCTTCACGAGGAGACAACCATTTGAACCCAGAACCTGGACCTCCTTGTTGATGTTTAGGATAAGCCCATACTTCTACACCTCTTAAAATATTTGGAAGATGTACACATACCTTATTTTGAGAGTCTGGGTCATTAGAAGTTATTACTATACCTCGGTAGGTAGAATAGAACCTTCCAATAGCCTCTATACCTCTCTGTTGAATTAGTTCGTATATGTTCATTGTTCTTTTGGACTTATATTCCTACCTACTTGAAAGTCAGTCCTTGAATCCACCTCAATGGTATAATCAGCGGGGTTATCTGGATTCTGACGTACTAATATTTGTCTACCAGCTCTTTGAGGATTCTCTTTATCTTCTTCCTTCCAGGTTGAAGCCCTGTACCTTTCTACCTCAGATTTTATTCTGCTGGGTATTTTCCAAGCACCCGTAGTATATGACTCTTCGGCTACATCGTGAGCTTTCTGAAATACTTCTTGGAAATTTACCGAAGTAGAGACCTTATTTAAGATGGAGTTACGAGATTTCTTTTCAAAAGTAACCTCAGTAAAATACCCACCCGTGTCAAAGCTATGCTCTACCTCTTTAGCATACCAATCATCGGAATACCTTTGGCCTACATTCTTTATCTCTATAATCTGAGAAGACTTCATATTGGGATTACCCACAAACTTAGCTTTAGCCTTAATTTGACTATTTACTGACTCTATAATGTCATTGGACATAAAGCTACCCATGGTTAAAAATAGGGGATCAGATACTACTCGTACACCGGGTACTTGTATCTCTACCTCCATCTCTATTCTTACCCTATCTCCTACTTCGTATCCACTACTTGGTATGATTACAGTCTTATCAGAAGCCACTTTCAGAGCATTATACCCTGACTTCCAGTTGTTTACGAATACTATTTTGGCATGTCGTCGCATACCTTTGGCATACTCTTTAGTCCTAAGAGTTGAATAATCTATAGGGTCAACCAATACCTGTACTTTTCTCCGAATGACAAAGTTAGATACCTCATCTGGAGGCTGAGGAAGTTCTACATCGGTTTTACCTGAACGTATAGCATCTTCAAACTTTTTTAATTCATCCTGATACTTTTTCCACTCGGCTTCTATCTGAGAGTTGTATGATTTAACTTCGGCTTCAGTTAGCGAAGGATTAGAAGATATCTTCTGTTTAGCATCAGTTATAGAATTATATACTGGAGGCTTATTAGAATAATTGTTTACTTTACGACAAGTAGAAGTACTCGGTACTATAGCTCTTTCAAACTTTGCCATTCTAGTAACATCCCTCTGCTGCCTTGGCACTCCAGGTTTATTCTCTTTTACATAAGCATCTGGCTTACAGGGGTCATCGTTAGTAGGTATACATTGAACTACTTCTGTTTCTACAGTTTTGGTATCTGGGTCTATACTTGAAGCTTTACCAGCTTCTATACTCTGTACGTATTTAGTTTGAATCCTAAACTCGAGTAATTCTCCGGTTCCACCGGCATAAGTGTATGCAAATACGGTTTTACCTGACTGCTTTCCATTATGTATCTCTATCTTGTTATCACGAGTGTCTACAAAATTCGGGCCTCCTGACATAGCCTTAGCTATACCAACTAACTGAGAATACTTGTTTAAGAAAGTTGCTGAACCAACTATGGCAGTGCCTTCTGCAAAAGTTGCCGGTATCGTCTTTAACGAGTATCTATCTGGGTCCTGAGAGGGCTTGGAGAAATTCTCTGGGGTTAGTTCAAGCAATTTTACTCCTACTAACCCATCGTCTATCTCCTCGGAATTTTGTATCCTTGTATAGCAAGGTAAGCATGGCTTACTTTTCTCGTTGCTCTGTTTTGCCATCGCATGGTTGATTATCTGTTATTACTAAAGCTGTACCAGCTTTTTGAGAGTAATCTGTTATAATTAAAGGCATTTTACCTAAGGCTAGTTCCTTGAATACCTCTATATATTCAGTCTTATTACCCACAAACTTTGAGGGTTCAGCTTCCAAAAACATTTTTGCATCGGCAAATTCTACGGTAAACTTTACCCCCTCTGGGGTGAACTCAATTTGATGGCTCTTTATGTTTACCAATCTTACAGGACCAGATTTGAAAGAGCTATCACTGAATATCCATCCCCACTGTATTTTCAAAGGCATCTTGAACTGTAAGGATGGATGGTCTACTATTCCTACAAAGTCAGTTACTATAGTAAACTTACCTTTGTCTCCTTTACCTTCTGTGTACTTGTAATTGAAGTTCTCGACTTCCATACCAATGGGAATACTGTTGAACTCGTCCATAATAGGAGAGCCAGCACCATCGAATATGGCAAGGTATGGAGTACCATTACCGTTTACAAGAATGGGTTTGCTATCCTCCATAATTCGGTATGATTAACTCCATATCCTCATGGACATCCTCGAAAGGATTTAGAATATCATTGGCATCTGCAATTACTCCCCACATTCCAGAATCTCCATAGTATTTGAAGGCTATGTTTTGGATTGTTTCTCCTTCAAGTACCGAATGGATTATATGGTCTGAAGATATTGCAGATATGTTCCTTTCTAAAGATATATCCCCGTCTGGGAACTTTATTACATAACTGTCCTCATAGGGACTTGTTCCTGGGATAGTAACCATAATTATTTAATTTTGTGTACCTACTCTCTCAGTATTGGAGTTTTCTAGAGAATTTACTTCCCCACCATCAAATATTACTCCAGGCGTATACTGCAACTTACTAGTGGGGATTATTTCCTCCCAGGTTCGATTGTTTTTAGTTACCCTTTTGAAGGTGAGGGTTTGAGTTGCACAGTTGGGAAGCAACTTAAGGTCAAATGGTTGACTTACGGTATTTACTATCCTTTGACCAGTATCTGGGTCATGGTCATATCTTTTCCTCATACGAGCTGCATTCTGGAAATGAGTTAATTCGTATGGAGCCGAAGCCAATATGAAAAGGTCATCTTCAAATAACCCAGAATTACCCCACTGTATTCTCAAGGTAGGAGGTGATGCCGAGTAACCATTAGCTCTTGCCCAAGATTCGAGCAATCGGCATTTATTTACCACATCATCCCGATGTTCAGCATCTACTGAATACCAGGAAATATCAAAGGTTATGGTATCTTCTCCTCCCGTGTAGAAATAGAAAGGATTGTTACGTCCCATGGATTTAACTGCAGCCCATGATGCTGAGGGTTCAACCCTCAACCTGTCTGGTCTATTTTGAATCACCAAACTTATAGCTGGTGATACGTTCAGGTTAGCAATAACGATATCGTTCTTTATCAGTTCTGAAGTCAACTGATTTGCTATAGTATAATCTATGGACCTAGCCTTCAAAATCTGTTCAGGAGAAACCCCAGCTGTTTCAGCAGCTATACGATTCTGAGTCCAATGGTCCTGAGCCTGAGCTAAAGAGAACGAACCCTTTCTGGCTACATGCAGATTCTTTGAGTCATGGGCTTTACCCATCTTATTGGGTTCTGCCTTAGCCATTGGAGAAGTAGCCCTGTTTATGAGTATCAGGGCTCTCCATACCTTATTGAGAGGAGATTGGAATATTCTCCCCTGCTCAAGGTCAGCTACTTCTTGAGCTACTTTTCCTAATGGTTTTCCTATGAGTGATGCCATGATTTATTAGTTTACTCCAGCAGCTACATTTATTTCTGAATCCCTCTCTCCGAGGTACTCTTCTATAAATTTCTTGCCATCTACATTTACAGTTAAGTGAGTACCCTGATTACTTATATTATTGAGTTTATCAGTATATAATCCTAACATCTGTACTAACCATCGTATTTCCTGAATGGTTAATGCTTGAAGATTATCCTTTTGTTTATAACCTTCTCTACTAGCTTTGATAGCAGATGCTAAGTCATTGGTAGCTCTAGTATTCTCGTCTTGTGATGATTGATTATTCTTGAGGGCACGGTATATCATGGGCCCAACTATGGATATGCCAGTAATGGCCAATCCAAGGGGACCTCCAAACATACCGAGCAATCGAGAACCAAATCCCAATATACCTCTGCCTATAGAAGCCAAGGCTCCTCTGGAGGCAGCCCCTGCAGCGGCTCCGGCAGCACTACCCATTAAACCCCTAGTCATTTGACCTGCATTAGTAGTGGTTACCATAGCAGCAGGTACAGGAGTCCACCCAGTAGCTCCTCTACCGGTTTGAGCATAGTATCTACCATTAGCTCCCATCTTTGCTGGAATATTACCATTATATAAATAACCTGGTAAACCAGCCATACCTGCAACTGTAGCTGCACTTGCCCCTATACCAGCCATCCTCTGAGCTTTGATAGCTTGCTCCATCCTAAGGTACTCATGGGCAGATAAAGTGGCTTGATTCCATCCACCTACCATCAGCTTTATCATGGTTCTGAATGAAACTTGAGAGTCACCGTTTAACAATAACCAGCGTGCTCTAAGTCCCATCCATATAGAGCCTATTTTTAATCCGACAGCTGCTATAGCAGCAAACCCAGCTATCCAAGGACCGAACGGAGTTGCCATTAAGTCACGAAGCTGTGATATTGCCCAACCAAGCATATCCAGAAATCCCGTTATAATAGGATTCTTACCCAGGGCTTCACTGAAAGTAGTCATAAGATTCTCTGCAGCAGACTGAACAATATCAATCTTACCTGCAAGAGTTTCCATCCGTTTCCCTACTACCTCTTCGGCAAATCCAGCAGAATTATTCTGTATCTTGTTTAACAATTCGAAATAACCCTCGGTATCACGCATGATTGCAACTGCAGCACGCATACCACGTATACCGAAGATACTCTTGAATACAGCATTCTGATCTATAGTGGATAATCCCCTAGTAGCCTCTTCTATTTTTCCCAGAATTATAGCAAAATCTTGGAGATCTCCATTGGCATCCACAAAATCCTGTTTACTCAGTCCTAATCTAGCTAAAGCCTTAGCTCCCTTGAAGTTAGGGTTGGTTAATGACTGAGTCAAGTAGTCTGCCATGTTTCTTATAGAAGTACCTGCCATAGAACCCTGAATACCTGCATTACCCAGAGTACCTATCATGGCAGCTACTTGTGGTAACTGCTGTCTCAGAGTTACCATGGATGCAGCTGAGTATTTTATAGATTCAGCTAAGTCTGCCATGGATACATTTGATGACATAGCCGCCTTAGTAAGCTGGTCTCCAACTACATTAGCTGCATTTTGACCCTCTAATTTGAAGGTCCTCATGATATTGGTCAGTAAGTCAGCTGTGCCTCCTTTACCTCCCAACTCCATGCCCGTGGCATTAGCCATCATGGCTGCACCAGATATCATTTGCTGAATCTGGTTTGCATCATTACCTGCCATTGCCAAGTATTTCATACCTGAAGCTATATCCCTTGACATGAACATGGTCCTTAAACCTAATGTTTGGGCAGTTTCGGATAACCCAGACATTTGATTTTCGGTAGCTCCAGATATAGCTCCCACTGAAGTCATCATGTCTATGAAATCAGCTCCGGTTTCGATAGTAGTGGTTAATGTTGATACTATCGAACTGGCCACACCACTGGCTATATTAGCGTACGACTGAACTGCGGTTAAGTTAGCCTGTACAGCATTCTTAGCATCCCTATGTAAACCTCGGATGACTGAGCTAGCTTCTCTTGCCTGGTTTGAAAACCTATCTTGAAGGACAAGGGCCACACCTATCTCGAGTTGTCCTGCAGAAGGACTACCACTTGTAAAAGCCATATAGTTTCAGATTTATCGAACAAAAGAGAGCTGCCCTACTTTCCTTTGGGCAGCTCTTTTTTAAGTGCATCGTAATATGCTTCGGCAGCTTCTATAAATTTCTTTCTTCGCCGCCAGGGGAGCTTTGCTAGAGTGTTAAAGTCAATATTAATCTTAGCTTTAACAATGTATAAATATACATCCTCTAGTTCTCCCGTGGGTAGAAAAAATTATCTACCGCCATCACTGGTACCATTATCTTCTGTCCCGTTTCTGGGTCTTCTATTTGAGTGGTACCTTGAAATATGGGGTCAAACCCTTTGATAGCAGACCTTATGTCCATCATATCTTTCGGGCTGAACATCCGGAAGTTCTTTACTGGCTCGTAGTTATCACCAACCTTCAGCTTAAGGTTACGGGCAACCAACTCCTGATTCTTCGTACGTTCATTTGCGGGGAGATTTAATACATAAGCCTCTCCGGCTGCATTAAGAAGATCGAAGCACATCTCCTTTCCACTCTTGGTAGTGAAATGTATTTCAGAGCTCTGTTTGGGAACAGGATAGAATGGAATGGCATTTGGTTTTGCTTCCATCTCTTCCATAGTAGGAACTACTCCATAATCGAAAAGGAACTCTTCCCGAAGGTTTATTTCATAATCTACCTCACGAGTCTGACCATCTGCAGAACCGTCCCAAGTATACCTGAAATCGAGAATCTCTCCTAAAGAGAATACCCGAGAATTTATCATGATAGCATACCTATCTAGTGAAGGCATTTTCTGCACATCCTCGGGAGTCAGCAATCGGGTTGCGGTCATATCGGTATCAGTTACAATGCCTGCAATGAACTTAGAGATATTCATGAAGGTTTTGGCATCTACCGGGTTGGAAAGGATATCATCATCCTCTCCATTCTGTTCCCTGATAGTTACTTCGTAACCGCTTGGGAGTTTGAAGGTAAGTTTTTTACCATAAAGTGTTTGTTCTTCCATGTTGTTGAGTTGTTAAGTATATTCCCCAGATTATAGTCTGAGATAACGAAAAAGGGAGAGTTCATTACTGAGCTCTCCCTTGGTGATTCACTATTACAGCTTCTCGCAAGTATCTACTGAGAACTCTAAATCCTCCAGAGTGTTGTCCGAACTCATTCGGTCTAAGTCCTGTCCGTTTACCTTGCAAGGCCATACTCCAGTACAAGTCCAGGAGTTGAGGATAGATACTCCATCCTCGGCCAGCTCATTGATGAGTACGGTTTCCTTGTACTGACTCGGTGTTAAACCTCCCCCGAGCAGCATATCCTGTACTGACATCAGCCAGTCCCATAACCAAGTATCTGAACCAGAGGTTGTTTCCAACTTGGATGCAGTTAAGTTACCAACCGATACTCGGCCGCCGGTCTTTACGTCGTAGTTTACATCCCCATGTGCAACCTGTTCAATAGTTATCTCAGGTACAGTTACCTTCTGAAAAAGGAAGGGGTTAATGGGATGCTTGACAAATACAATTTGCCATAAGAACTTCTTCCTTGGGTTTTTTACTTTAGCTCCTGCCATAGTATTTATCGTATTTATTTATTAGTTATTCTGGGCAGAGATGGATACTTCACCAGTGCTCTTGTTTATAGCAATGTCGATGATGACATCCATTTCGATATCCTGCATAGGAACAACCTCTTTGTACTTCAGCTGAGCCCGGTATTTACCCTGGCGAACGTCGGCCTCGTTATTTATCTGAAGCTCATCGTAACTCTGGGCATCCTGATCACCTATCCACTCGTACGAGGTTATGGCATTTCGGGTCTGCAGATCGTCCAGAATATCTTTTGCTTCGTAGTAAATAAGTTTCCACGTATCGAAGGTATTAGGCTCTTCGATGTAGCTCTCCAGAATTGGCCGAAGATTTTTCTTCAGGTAGAGATTGAGACGAACTATAGAGATGAATTTCTCCGAGTCATCTACTGGGTTCGAAGTGAAGCCATGCCATAGCATAGTACGCTGGCCCTGAGTACGGGTGTTCTTTATTACGAACAGGTTCATGTACCATTGAGCGAACTCATTAAGAGTATCTACTTCAGCAGGTCCTCCCAAGTTCTTCATAACCGGACCAAGTGCCGAAGTGATTACACCCCTATTCATACCCGAGAATGAATACCAAGGCCCATAGGTAGAAGCACAAATAGCATCGAGTCCAATTACTGAACCGAGCACATCGCATTTCTGAAGAGAACCGTTTTCGTTGTAGTACTTGATACCACCGCCGAAGTATGCCACCTCTTTCTTTGCACCAATGGCCTGTACCAAAGTCTTAAGTGCCGAAAGTGTCTCTTCGGGAGTTGCAGGAATACGAGTATCCGGAGCATACTTTGGTACTTCCACATACAGCATCTGTTCGAAGATGTTGTGTACATCGGCTGCTACTGAGATATATACTTTGGTATAATCAGTTGGCAAGTGCTGATGTATATGAGAGAGTATTACAGAGTATGCCTCATAATAGGCTTTACTTGCCTGATAAGCAGATATCCACTCGTCTGCCGTGGGAGTAGTACCAGCATTTCCCTCGGTACACTCCATATATACGTTAGATTCCGAAATCTCATCGGATTGTACCGTACCCTCGGATATCTTACCAACCGTGATCATCGAGTTCCAATTAGAGAACTGACGAAGAATGGATATGATATCTTCCATGTTCTGAATACCCGTTGCCAGGTTTGCCATAGTACCCTGACCGTCTCCGGCTTTTCCCTGAATAGCTTCGAAAGTAATGTTTGGAGCATTGTCCAGGAAATTCTGCAGAGTATTTACATTTATCGAAGGATTGGTTACTCCCTTGGAAGTGTTTGCAGATACTGCCGAGAAGAACAGCATTTCGTTGAGTATACTATCATACGTGGGTATATTTGTCGTATCATCCCTACCTCCGTACTGAATCAGGCTTGCACGGAGTGTTGGTTCCGTGGATACATTCAGCTTCAAGTAGAATGGACGATTGAGATTAACCCCCGTATCGTCCAGTACCGGAGAACCCGCCTCTCGAGTACGTATTGCCATGTGCATAGAGAGACTGTTCTCAGCCCCACTAGGGTCTGATATAGTAATGGAAATAACCGAAGAACCGTCTGGTACCGATACCGAGGGAACTGCCCGAGAAGAAGCCGATGTTACCGTCATGGGTTTTGCCCAGCCATAAGAAGCCCCTGCCCCAGCTACTCGAGATACCCGAACCTTTGCACCCATTTCCAGGGCTTTCATTATGTTTGATACCGAACCGTCCGGAACTATTTCCGAACCAAAGATACGAGTGAACTGTGATGGAGTTGCAATCAAATCCTTCGGGTCTTCGAACGGACCCTTAGTAGTACGAGCTACTACATTGATTACACCCAGCAGAGGTACACTCGATTGTACATTCAGGTTCTTAAAGTTGAACCTTACTCTTGGAGTTTGTGGCATATTTAATTAGATTAAAGTGTTATTAAGCAGTTTGTCAGTCTTTGTAAGCCAATATTACATTATTTAGTCCATCCTATCTCGCAGTTAGGGTAAACACGATTAACACCACCCATTCTACGGCACCTCCTGCGAGCGTCCATAGAATGTCCTGCATGTCGGCTTTCGGGTCGATCTTGCGCTCCTTGACAACGGCGGCCATCAAGACGGCGATCATCGACACCAGCAAGGGCAGCCACCGCCACCAGACGCCCAATGGCACGGCCACGATCAACGCCGCGGAGGCGATGACCGCCCCGACTGCGAAGTGTTGGTATTTGTCTTTAGCGATGGCGTTGAGCCATCCGACGAGTTTATTGATAAGTCTTTTCATATATTTGTGGTATTTCGAGAGTTCGACCGACAAGTTACTTATCCGGGAATCGCTCTCTGATCTCGGCCTTTTTGGCAAGATAGGTAATTGATGTTAATATTCAAAGAAGCCACCTCCACAAATAATGTGAAGGTGGTGTGATTTTGGGCCGAGAGATTACCAGATGACTTAGGTCCACGGGATATAGTTGTGACTTAGGTCCTAACTATAACTCACTGCCCAAACTTATATAGTATTTATATTAAATTTACATAGATATCAGTATCGACCAAATCTGGGTCATTCTCTCTACTGTTTATACCTATGGATACGTCAAACGAAATCATTGGAGATATTTGGGTCTCTTGATAAAATACCGCCATTGCAAACCTGCCTCTTAGAGGTTTACTAAAAACACATTTATCATAACCCTCTCTAAAAGTTACCTCCTTTTGCCATTTGTACTTTCCTATATGGTATATGTAGCTTATTATACTACCCTCATCCAAATATACCTCTCCGTATACACCAAGGATATATGACCACTCGTTTAAGAAGCTATTATCTTCTATATTTGGATGTGGCCATGGCTTAATCATACCACCAGTTAAGTTCTCAGGGATAAATTCTGATAGAATAATCCTCCGGTCTTTATTTTCTCCAACCCTGTATGGAGGTATAAAACTTCCGTCCGGTTTAATTCTTACATCTCCGTGTTTTGGGTGAATCCATCCTCGATTTTTGAAGTTTTTTACTAGTTTTTGTCCAGATTCTTCTCTTCGCATACCCCTATGGAATACACCACTTCGGAAAAGTTTTATCTTTATCTGTTCAACTAAAACATCCTGTGGTAGTCCAGATATCTTTACAAATGGTACCTTACCGTTTTTGAAAGTAGCTCCGGTTTCATTTACTGAAGATTCAGCAATTATATCTAAGCTTACCTTGTATTGGTTCCTGTATGCATAATCCAGTATCTCTTCTATTTGAAGACCTGTATACTTGGATGTGAAATCAAGTTCTGCCATCTTCTGATAACTTTATTCTTTGGTTGTCTTTGGTTCTAAAGAAGCCACCTCCACTTACCCTCAAGTAAGAACCATGGTCTATGGGAGGTATCGGTGGATCAGGCTCTTTAGGAACCTTCAGAGTGTAATCTGCATTTTCTAGAAGTACAGAAATATCTCTTATAGGTGTAATTACCTCCGGAGGGGTATTACCCTCTAATAGGCAATCTTGTACTTCAAATTGGTATACCTTTTCCATCAACCCGTTATCCAAGTCCGGCATATTATAAAAGTTAACTATCCGGAGGAATATATTTCCTGTGAATAGAAATTTGGGTTCTTCGTATGGTTTTAGGTAGCCTCTTTGAGGAACTGACCAGAACATAATCTGATGCAACAGTCTCATGTGTTCTGCAGAATGAGCACACAGTCTTATGTTCATGTATTGTGATAGGGTTTCATAAGGTACTTCAGTTGCAGTGTAACCTATGCCCTCTTCTTTCTCTATTATCTGTCTCGGTAGTCCAATATCTCCAGGATAGAATCCTTCGGAATCAACCACGATACGGGGGGTTTCTTTTATACCTTTTGAGTGATTGTTACCCACTCCGAATATACTGACGTAGAAACCCTTTTCGTCAGTGATCTTTTTCAGGTCTTCTTTAAACCGTTCAGCATTTGCTGCACTGGTTGGAAGATAGTCTTCTGGATTTATAGTGTAGCCCAACTTGATAGCCATATTTAATATAGCCACGTATATGGACCTCTCTATAATTTCCTGAGAATTTACCATTTAACTTGATTGGGTCTTACACCGTAATTTTGAAGTTCTTTACGTATTTCCGTTAGGATAAGTTGTTTTAGTTTATTCTTACCACCAACGGCCTTTAGAGAGGGTGCCCATACTGGACGTGGAGGAATCCTACCATCGTTTGAACCGAATTCCAGTATACGGGCTAATTGGTTCAGTGTTAGCTTCTTCTGAGAAGAGCGTCGGGTTCCAATGGGCAATCCTATTAGAACCCTCGATTTATACCTATATAACCCAACCGACCTTGAATACAGGCCAGTCAGGTTATAAATAGGATGTTGTCCCCACCTTTTTATGGTGGCTTGAGATAGAGGTTGCCAAGTTACTCCGCCGCCCATGGGTGGTATACCCAAAGTTAATGACTTCTTTACGATTGCAAGGAGGTTTCGAGAAAATTTATTCACAGCCTTATCATATCCCCTTTGCATACTTGGCCCAAGGTTACTGACTAAAGATTCTACCCTTTGCCATTCACCATTTAATTTTACCTGAAGTACTAGGTCGGATACTTTGGGAAGGGTGATATTTACCTTCCTTGCCATTTGTTAGAAGTATTTATTGTAAAAAGCCTTCAGTTCATCGTAAGCAGTCCTGATAATACCATCTTTGTGATAATGGAACTCGCCCGCATAACCTTCTATTCCCCCGAGTTTATTTGCCCACTTCTCTGTCCAAAAATCGTAGTAGTTATGAGTACGTTTGTGTAATATACAATGTAATCCACTACATAAGCCCACGATTGGTAAGTATAATGGACCAAGAATTCGAGATTGAATACAATGACCAAACTCGTGATCATATACTGGTTCTCTTAATCCTGACTTCTTTGATAGGAAGATATAGTTTCCTAAACTTACTCCTCCACTCATTGTTGGAGCCACATAGAAAGCAGTGCTCCTTTGTTTTAGGATTCTTTTCTCACCCCGCAGGATTATTTTATAACCTAGTCCGGCAAGGTTTTGAGGTAATTGCCAAATATACAAAATGATATGCACCAGAATATGCAATAACTTACCAAACTTAGTTTTATGTTGGTGTTCTTTTAATATACTATACATTACCTATTCATTCTTATTTGATGCCCTTACTTTTAGATAGTGTGCAAAATACCCGGCAATAAAATATACTTAGTAAGAGTGCTATCAACCAATTGTCAAGCCATCTCCAAATGCAAGAGAATATTATTACCGAAGCTATGGCTAATGCGGATGTGTAGGCCCTTCTTTTGCTATCCATTGCTATCCAAGTACAAAGATATGCTTGAGATACACTTGTAGGCCAGGATAACCTTCTAATAATTCAGATGTACATTGGAAATCAAGAATTCCAGCTGCACTACGGCGAACGTTTATTGAGCCGTTTGAGCTGGTTACGTTATCAAAGAATCCTGCAATTGTCTTCCATAAATTGCTCGCCTGAGGTAAATCGTAATATACGACCACATTTCCAGACGGACTAAATCGCCCATCGACGTCGACTATTTCGAAACAAAGCATTAATGTTACTCCGGGCCGTAATTGTGTTAATTCGATAGATTTATATGGGATGACACCAGTGCTTTCGTTGAGCTCCACGTCTAACCCCGGTAGCTTTTTTACCGTTTGTGCTCCTCCACCCTCAAGGGCCGTCCACTGGGTGGTGCTCCCGATGCAGGCTCCCAAATACGCCTTAGTCGATCCTGTCTTGAAAGCAAAGATTTGGAAATAATCTCCTTCGTTGCTACCCATGGAGATGAAACCATTGAAAATTCCAGACTCCGGAAATTGGTTCTCCGTAGAAGCCGTAACGCTATTCGTATAAAACGGTATAAAATCCCCTGGCTTGTAACTATACAATAAAGCACTAAGTGCTGGTTCAGTAAAGGCAGTAACCTGTACGGCTTGTCCCAAACGAGTAACTGGAGTAGTATTCCATGCTACAGTGTCATCTTCCAGATTTGCACGCCCCGTGTAGAACATGCCCCTTGCAGTATCTACCATCATGTAGTACAGCAATCTTTGGTCTCCGGTTATGAAGATAGGACTTGCAATGGCTACACCTACAAATGAAGTGGCTCCGTGATTAGAATTAGGGATATTACTTGCATCATTGGCATAGAATAAGAAACTCTCCCCATCCTTAGTTATGTTAAGTCCAGGAATTGCAAAGTCAGTAATTTCAACTGTTTTAACACTTGCATCGGGTAACTGTTGCCAGGCGGTAGCATACAACCCGGCTGATTTATATGTATATATCGTCGGTATACCGTTAACTTTATTGCTCGTTGTCATGCCAACATACGAAGCCATCAGACTATTGTATTTAATGGCATAACCAAACAACCCAACACCTGGACCCCTAACTGCATCTTGTGCACTTGTAAATGTGACAATTTCGCCGACCTTAATATCCATTGGGAAACTAACACTTCCTCCGTCATGGAGTTTCCATGTATTAGTTTGAAAATTAGTGACGACAACTTGTTTAACCCCCTTAGCAGGAGCCAAGTTGGCTATATTCTGCAGTGTAGTCCTCTGACTAGCCGATATCTGAATTTTCTCTTCACCTGTTGGAGTTACATCAGTAAACTGAGAACTACCTATCTCATGAAATTCTGCCATGATATCTTAATGTTTTACTGTTTTACTTTTATTTTGCATTCTGTTGCCTATACCCAGCTTTAACATCGTCATAAAGAGATACGATATTAGAGAATGTAGCTACAACAATTAGACTATCAGTCATCTGAACTACTGTAAGATAGGCTTCAGCCTGTTGAGCAGTTGCTACTCTCGTTGTTGTAGTCCTGAATACTAATGTCTTTCTTCTCTCTACTCCTGTTAGATTAGTATCAGAAGTTATTAGGGATTCAGAACTTCCTCCTATTCCGGTATAATCTATATAAAAATTATCACCAGAGCCGTCATCCCAAGGTATAGTAACTTTTGCCATACGTTAGTTATTAAATTTAGCGATATAGATGGGATATCCCACCCATCTATACCAAGACTCCTTAGCCCTATGCCTTTGGAGTAACCGTAAATGTAGTGTTGGTGTCCACAGTGACCTGAACTGCCGAGCCATCCTGAGGCACATCGATTGTAGTCGGAGTAACTTCGATGAAGGGGTCACCTGCAGTCTGGTTAAGAGTAGTTGTTGCCTTCTGACCACCATTGGCCGTAGCAATAATCTGCTGTGTACGACCTTCAATGGTTTCGTTAGCTGCAGCATTCAGTGTAAGAATGAATACATACTTAGCTTTTGCACCTGGGTCACCACTAATTGCAGTACCTGAAGTGGCACTTGAACCATTAGCTTGGAACTGTATTGCAGCTATATCGGCAGCAATAATATCACCAGTACCTTTGCTAAAGGTTATTTTTGAAGTATTGGACTTACCAGTTAAAGTTACCGTACCACCTTCTTTATCTACTGCAGGACTGGTATTATCGAACTGGATAAACTCAGCTGCAGGAAGGTGGTTAGCAACAAACTGTTTCTTCTCAGCTACTCCTGTACCCTCTACCTCAAATGTAGCACTTTGGGCTACACGATTGCCACGATTGGCAACTTCAGCTTTTACCTGTAAAGTGGTATCACCTGAACCAGATGAAGGATTGACAACAATGCCGTTTTGTTTTACTTCAGCCATTTTTTTATTTATTTATTTGGGTCTTACCTTAAATGTAGTATTTGTCTTTACGGTAGTTTCATCCTCATAAGAATTAATTTCGCTTAGTTGAAGGATATACTTGGTCAATTCTACATACCTATCGATATTCTCCATGTAAGAGAGTATCTTTTTTGTTTCTTCTGGAGTTTCTCTCTTCAGTACTACAAAAAAGAGCAAAGCTTCATCATGTGCTTGAGCTACTTGAGTATCACCTGTGGGAGAATAGACCTTACCATTTATTACGAACTTATCCTGTGCCCAATCAAAGTTCCAATAACCTTCTTTGGTTAGGTGTCCATTCTCTTCAAGTGACCTCTTAGTTACATATAACACAATATTGATACCATCTAGTTCACCTGAAACAGTCTCTTTTAATGAAGGCCAAGTTCTTATGTAGTTGTACTGAATCAATCCGTCCAGAAAATACGGTTCGTAGTTATTGCCAGTATCTTCACCGTAAGACAGAATCTGGTCAAATCTCTTTAACCAGATTAGAGGTTGTTTACCTGCATCCACTTCAACAAAGTCATTTACAATGGCCTTGTATCTGTCCCATACTCCTTTTGTAATTCTTTTCCTCCGTGCCATGCCCTATTTCTTTACAGGGAAGCCTGGGTCTGGGCCATCTAATGGTCCTGGCCTCCGGTGGTTAACTACTTTGGGAACTACTACTTTCTTCACCGTTCGGCAAATAGGTAAGTAGATGGAAAGTCTTTCAGCAAGCATACACAGGTTTTGTTTTAGAATATCTATTATCCCACCTGGTTGCATTGCTTTTATAACATTGGATGAAGTTTTAGATTCAGAGTCTGTATCGTTGAAGAATTCTACCTCAGTTGGACCTGTTTGTATTCGCTTAACCTCACCTGAACCACGGCTTGACTCTGAAGACTCTGATTCAGAGGTAGAGGATGAGTTACTCTCTTTAACTGATTCTGCAGTGGCACCAACCATCAATGAAATCTGCACTACCATATAATCATAGGCTGCCAATTCCATAATTAGCTGGTTTTCTAGAGCTTCATAATACAACTCATTATTAAATTCCTCTATGGGTATCTCATGATTTACTAGCGGCTGAATATACAGCTGCCATTTCTCGATAAACTGTTGCTTCTCTTTAAGCGTAAGTTTACCAAAGATATCCTCGGGTATATAAGTGTCTATCAACTCGTAGATACTGCCAGGCAACTGGGTATTTACCTCTTCACTAACCCCGATAACCTGAGTCTTGGATAATGCAACTCCTCCGACATTGTTAGTTATGGTCATCTTGACCACATAGTCACCAGAAGCCTCATAAACATGGGAAGCAGTTACCACACCGACGTGTGATTCTGTCTTCCCATCACCAAATACCCATGTTACTGTAAAGTCGTGGGGTAGTTCATCAGCGAATCCCCTAAACCTTGCATTGAGTCCAACTACGGTAGATAAAAAATCTACCTCTTTCATAGTTTACTCGTCGTCTTCGTCCTTCAGCTCATCGAGGATAGCATTTACCAAGTCAAGCTTGGTGTCACCATCCTCCGGCTCAATCTCCAAAGAGATAGCTAAAGCCTTCAGTTCTTCTGTATTGAACTGTTCTTTGATTTTCTCGGGAGCTTCCTCAGCTTCCATGAGTTCATCGAACTTCTTCCGAACTGCTTCCAGATCTACTTCTTTCTTGGGAGCAGGTGAGCTTTCTTTCTGGCCTGGTGCCTTGAATTCCTCGGCCTTTGCCTCGATGAGATATCCGTTTGCCAGGGCTGCTTTGATAACTCGCAGATTAAACTGCTTGTCGGTTAATTCCACAACGTCTTTGCGGAGAACCTTAATCTTTGAGGCCTGGTCATAGAAGATACTTGCCTTAGGACTCAGTTTTACATATCGTTTACTTGCCATAGTTAAATTAGTTAAGGGGGCGGTATTAAGCCGCCCCCAGGTTTGAGTTGTTGGGTGTTACTCGATGATACCGGTCAGGTACTTGTCGACGTCCATGTAGTCGGGGAATCCGTGGGTAGCGAAATCCTTCGTCGCATCGATGAGGATGGAAGCATCCTGGTACATCTTCGAGAAGCCCGTCGTCAACGAAGCATAGATAGCCTCGGTCTGATTCGAAACGATACGTTCCGACTCCAGCATCAGCTGTTTTGCAGTCAGCTTTATCATGGCTGCTGCCGGGTCTACGAGCATTACCTCGCCTGCCGGAGTACCACCATGTATGTAGAAGTCTGCCGAGTTGGGAACCGGAGTCTTCAGGTTCAGACGGGCATCTGTAGTACCCGACGAACGCAGTTTGAACTCGGGGAGGTCGAGAAGGTCGAGTGCCTGCTCTTCACCACCGATGATGGTACGGAACTGACGACCGAGGCGTGATGCTCGAATCCATACCCGGAGGAGGTCACGATACTGGATTCCCTTTGAAGTGTCGCCTACGCCGATAACCGGAGCCGATTCAGAACCGTCCAGCTTGTTGCCCTTTACGAGGACATCCATGGCCAGAGCATCCATTGCATAACCCAGCTGAACGCCGAAGTCACGAAGGAAGATTGCCATTACGTCCATCGATACGTAGCTTCGTACCTCGTCGGTAACCTTGAAACCCTTGCCGATTTTGAAGAGGTTGACCGACTTCTGGCCGAAGGATACGGTACCAAGAGGAATGGTCTCGGCCTCGTTCACCCGTGCAGGATTGGCGTCGGACATGTTGACGAGGGGCATGATGGCGGTAAGCCCGTTGATGGGCTGGTCGGATGCGATGATATTGGGATAGAACGGTGCTTCACGCATACCCAGATAGATTGCCTCACGTACAATCTCCGGAACGAGCCAGCGAAGTTCTGGATTCGGCATGGAGTATATGTTCTCCATCGTGTCCACTTTAGGATTGAACCCAACGGCCTTGAAGTAGTCCTCCTGAGTAATACCATATTTCTCCTGGATCATGTCGCCAAGGTGTATGTCTACCGGGAGACTCTTATTGCTTCCCTGTCGGAAGCCGTCCATGTTCTTTACGATTTCGGGAAGCTCTTTTAAGTACTGCTCCCGAGTAAAAGTTTTTTCTGCCATGTTATAAAGGTGTTTTTCTTATTATTTTGCAAGGATTCGTACCAGTTCACCTGCCTCTGCCGTGTTTATAGCCAGGAAGGGAGTCTCGGCATTAGTCGCCGACGACTTGTAGTTTGGATATATACCGCTGTCATCCAACGTACCGTCGGTCTGTACATAACCCGTAGTAGCTATGGCCTCTTTTGCTATACCGTGAATAACAGTATAGCCCTGTACCATAACTGTTACCTCTACTCCCGCTGCCGAGGGTGGATATGCTGGGTACTTACTGTAACCGATAGCGATACCGATGTATATTTCTCCTTCTGCTCCGGTATAAGGAGAAATGGTACCGTCGTTATTCAGTTTTACTGGCTGGCCCTGAACGATAGTATCACCGCTCTTTACCGGGAATGCCTGATGAAGCTTATGCGATTCACTTTTGTAAATCACAGCCTGCGGGGTTCGTGAACCCACTTTGTGTAAGTCTGCCATAATTTAATTTGAAATTTGAGTTACTTTCTTTGTTATTTCTTTTCTCCTCTGAGTTTCCGGTCTGCCAAAGCCTGGGCAACTGCCTGAGTAGATTTCTCTGAATTCTTCGTTTCGTCTCCTTCCTCAGGATTGATAGACGATGCCCGGCCCACGTCCTGAGAACCGCAATGGTTGCAGTGCATCGGGAATTTATCCTCCAGCTGTGCGTCATAAGTCTTACGCAGAGCAGTAAGGGTTTCCATGGTAGTTCCTTCGTTCTCCAGGAGTGCCAGGATATTCTGGTCTACGTTTTCCTCGCCGGAAACTTTCTTGTAGGCAGCCACCGTCTCCTCACGGAAGAATTTGATATGACCGTCCCAGTTTTTCTTTGCTTCTTTGTAAGACTCCAGGTCTTTTTCGAGATTTGCCTTCTCTTCCTTGAGAGTCTGAATCTCGGTGTCCTTTGAAGCCACTGCCTCTGTGAGGCTTTGATTATGCTGTACCAGGTTTTTGATCTGGGTGATAGCCAGCTCTGTCGAAACTTCCTGACCTTCAGAAAGGGTCAAAAGATTTTCACCAAAGAGGCTCGCCAGCACTTGCTGCAATTCTTTGTCCATGTTTGTTTTATTTGTTTGATTATTGTGGTTACCCTTTCCGGCACCCTTTTCATTATTAGATTGGGTGGTATTGTACTTTATATCTTTTTCAGAAAGAACCTTGAAGTCGAACATAGATACCCTCTTTGCTGGGTCATTTGCTTCAGCAGCTTTTTCTTCAGAAAGAGAATAATACTGACTTCCTGCATAAGCAGGGCTGTTTAACTTACCGCTTTTGATTAGCTGAGCAAATGGGTCTGCCCCATGCCATACTAGAGATGTCTCTTTGTAAGATATGATCTTAGTAACAACCCTACGAATAAGTTCTCCATTCTCAGTATATGTACCTAGTTTGGAATAGAATTCCCAGATGTCCTCAAAAGCATGAGAGGGTTCCCATGCAAACTCTACCGTTACCGAATTAGAGTGTATAGATGGTGGGTCCATTTGAATACCCCGAGCTATACGGGGATTAGAAAGACCGTCTATCTTTAGAATACCGTTGATACCGGCAGGGATAATTATCCCAGTCTTTTCATCCTTGTAAGCCTCTTGCCATTCTACTGACTTAACTGCCCCGATAGCATTAGCTACATCAGTCTCATGGTCAAGATTAACTGATTGACCTACCAGTAAAGGCATTGATTCCTTCAGTACTGCTTCTGGAAACTCAGTAGGATTATACTTCCTTGCCACTATTGCGGCAGAAAGCATTCGGAACATTGGCTCGATAAAGTCACTGTCCTTTGGCTTTAACATTTCTGGAGTTACTTCTGGCATGAACTGGTTGACATTCAAAGTGCCACCCCACATACCAAATCTTTCCAGTGACTTCTTAGGGTCTTCACTGAAGTTGCCAGTGCCCTTGTAGAAGTTTTCAGAGAGAGAGTGAGCATCTATAACTACTTCTGGTACATCAGATACCATCAAGCTATGAGCTGCACTTAATACCATTACATCGGAATTCTGTTGAGTCTTTAGCATAATTTATCTCGGTTTACTGTCTTGATCTTTCCTTTTAGGATTGGGATTTACTTTATCTCGAGTTCTACGGTCTGACTTATCTTTATCGTCTTCTCGTTTCTTCTTTTTCTGACCTGTATCTGAATCACCCGTCCCATCTGAATCATCAGATTCTACAGGGGTTCTTGGTCCAGGTTGGTCAGGCGTTTCATAACCCATATCCCGTGCAAACTGGTCCTGACTTATAATACCCTGATTGTATAAGGTTACATTTACACGAGCCCGATATTCACGAGCCTGTTGTAACTTAATATCGTCTGAAACAGTTGAAGTTCCAAACTTGATAGTGATTCCTTTATTGTTAAACCCCGCCAGGCGCAGTTCTAGAGAATAAAAGAACTCCAGTACAAAGATTACCAATGTTTGGATATTCTTTAACTGGGATATCATCTTAGACAACTGTATACCAGCTCCTCCCTCGGTACCGCTTTGAGATGCAGATACTCCGATGATAGAACCATTTACCCCTAGACCATTTGCTACGGATTGCTGATTCATATTCCATGGGAGGTTTATATTCTGCATAGAAGCTGAAGTAGACCTTAATTCGAATTCATGATCATCAATGTAACCCACCACTACTCCATCAGACATACCTCCAACTATGTTGGTCTTCATCTTCCGAAGAGTACTTTCCAAACGTGCTGCATAAGCTTTTTCACTTTCTCCAGCAGTACGGGGAGGTTTAGCCATCTTGGCTTCTAAGAAACCAACCATTCCCATTACCTCCATGATATGTTTGAAATTCTTCCTCATGGTATGTTGACCAGCAATAGAATCCAAAGCCGACATGAATGGAGGCACTCCGTATGGTTCATCAGTATCATTATACATACCCACATAACAATAGGTCTCTGTATTCAATCGTATGAACGAATCTTTGAGACCATCTACCAAACGGGGATTCCTTTGATATGGGTGATATACTCCGTTGTTCTCTCTCTTAAACCTTATAGTTTCTGGTTTTATGAATAGTATTGTTTCCAGCCCTGTTAATTTCTTGTTTGGTACTCCTTCTACTGATATAGCACCACCAACAAGAAGCTGAACTATGAATTTGTTTACTAACCCATCAATACCAGCAGTATACTTAGACCACTTTCTTGACACATCCCTCAAATGCTCCCTCATCTTGGTAGACTCATCTGGAGTATTGTTTGGGAAGTCTATAGTATGACCTGTATTCGACAGCTTGAACATGTCCTGCAATGCAATGCTGACGTCCGGGTTTATCTTATAAAGGTCCCGAATGATAGGTATTAGTTCTGTTCTGAACGTTGGGGTAACTAAGTTCGTCATACCATTAAGAGTGGTAATGAGTTCAGAGTTTCCCACACCATCATCTGGTTGAGAAACTCTGCCCGGACTTATTGAACCCTTTCCCTCATCTTTGTTCTTAGATTCCACAGGCTTAGACCTAGTGAACCAACTGATAGGATTAAGTTTCATGTTATATTGGATTGTTTATGCTTACTGAGGAATTACTACAGTACCAGATGGACTGTGAGATCTAATATGATTAGTGATAGCTTTACCGAATATCGCATCATCAGAATATGTTTCACCTTCCAAATCCAGGTCCATAGAGGAGTTATTCATTCTATGCTTACCACGAGCAATAGGTCTTCCAGCACCGTCATAAATAAAGGTATATGCTTCTTGTACAAAGAACGGATCTTTTATAATTACGTTCTCTTCCCTGATATCCTTCTCTAAGTTCTCGATTATTACAGAACGGTTCTTGGTTGTGGTCAACCATCCCGGGAACTTATCTTCTTCTGGTCTATTCTTCCTCTTCTTACGTAAGAGCTTAGTATAGAAGTATAGATTAGGATATCCCTCATCTTGAAGTATGGTAGTTACCGTCATACCAACATCATTGGTCTCGGGAGCTAACTTAGCAAAATTAAACTTCTCTCCAACATCGCCAAGGAGTCGGGCATACTTGTTCAGGGGTATTCTCCCCTTATATACTGCAGCCTCTTCTCCTTCTTTATCCATACAGGTGAAAGCAGAGTAGTCAGTACCTCTACCAGTAGCACAGTCACCACCGATAAAGTATTCTTTGTTTGGGTCTGGTTCGTTGAACTCTTTATACTGACCTTTGAGACGGGTATTGATAACAGGGTAGTCAAATAAGCATTCCTCTATAGCTTTAATATCAGCTAAGTCGAATACTGTATTCCCAGATGATAGGAAGTCACCGTCTATCTCCTGAGCTGTTCTCTTGGGACCCAAAGCAGCAGACATCTCTTCATACCATTTCTCATCCCTATCAGGGTGCATCTGCCAATATAATCGTATGGGGTTAAACGGATTACCCCCAGATATAGCATCTACCCAAGTACCGTGAAAAAAGTTCCCTACACCATAGGGGGTGTTATGAGACACGTAGTCTTCGTTGATGAGGTAAGATTCATCGTTTTCAACGCAAATATCATAAATGGTATCGTAATACTTTCTAACTACTTTCAGCTTAGAAAGATAGATACTTGTACCACGTTTACCAGATACAATACGTTGAATATAAGACTTATTCAGTTTAACCCCAAACTTATTATCAATCTCCTGAGATATCTTCTCCAACACTCCATAGTAGTAACCAAGTTCCTGATAACGGTATCTTATGTAAGCCACCACTCTTAAGTCGTAGTTGAATCCCCCTTTTAGTTTAGACCCAAGCTTCATTCCATAAGAATGTTTCGCAGCTTTTTGACCGTTCTCAGCTACTGTAACTATCTGGAGATTGGTTACATAATTGTCTGAAGGATTGTTGTTAATGTGGTCAACTACATATCCTTCTGGAATTTCTCCTAAGAATACTTTAGCCACCAGATTGTGGACACATATCTTTTTCTTTTGACCTTTGTTCCACAACCTTATGTTTAGATACTTCTCTCGGTTAGTACAAGGTCTTGGTAACTTCTCTATCCTGGTTCCATTCTTCACTATAAAGATTCTTCCCCAGTTGGAGACTTCATAGTTTGGATAACCAGGTATGGGTTTGCATATCTCTTTCTTGGGTTTTACGGTTACTGGATTCTGCTCCAAACCAGTTATACCAGTATGATAGAAGATAGCAGGTATATCCCGTTTGATTATCTCTGAAACGGGTAACCAACCTTCAAGAGTATACAACTTATGTTTTGGAGTACATTTAATAACCCTACCTTGCTCATTGTGAACTTCCCAAGTTTTCAGTACACCCTTATTTACAGAACCAAGTACTCTCTGCCACTTTCCAGTATGTGATAATACTCTCAGTCCAAGATGTGATATATCCATCTTACCAAAAGTTTTGGGACAAATAGAATCTACTCTGAATGGCCCATCTTTACCTATAATTTGAGTATCACCAGTAATACATGAGTTAACAATAGCAGCACCACCAGTTGACAGGGTAGGGAAAGCTGATGCCCAGATGGTTGAAGCCCACCTTACGATTGCTGCCTCATCAATCACTAACAACGACAAAGATTCAGAACGACCAGCTTGGTCAGAGGTTGGAATAGATTCTATTACAGAACCGTTTGCAAACTCTATAGTTGATACAGAACCAAACTCCCCTGCACGACCATTAGTAATTGGCTCTTGCAGATATGAGGGTAGGTTCTTGTACATGAACTTAATCTTCTTTAGTACCTTCTTTGCTACGGTGTCCTTGATTGAGATAATATTTATCTTCTTGTTAGGGTGATACATTGCTAACCAAAGACAGTAGAGAGAGATTAGCTCAGTAATACCAGCCTGACGAAACTTTAGGATGATATTGAACCTGTTGAGCATGAATTGGTATAGCACTGCCTTCTGAAAAGGGTAGAGCAAGAACTTTACCATGCCCAACACGGGGTTTATCACGTAGCAGAAAGTAGAAAAGAAGAACGGGTCTTTCATCACCCGAACCAGAGTTTTAAGCTGTTCAGGTGTAATACTCGCATCTTCAACTAATGTCTTCTTTCTTGCCATGTCAGAAATTGTATGAAATTCTTAAGTAAGGATCGAGACCTAAATTATCCCGAAGCTTAGGATAATAGTTGATATTCAACCCGGCTTCATAATTAAATTTACTGGTATTGTATTTCAAGCCAAAATCCAAATCATGTAAGTTATGTACTGGTCGTAGGGTATACTGAACTACTGGATTAAATCTTTTTAGGAAGGATGTTTTCTTGTAAGTTAATTTACTATCCAGGTAGTTGTATTGATAACGAGAATAGTTTACCGAATACTCCTCAGTAATAAGCTTACAATCAGTATTAAATGTAGTTATAGATAGCTTATCACCACCAGATAGTATTTGCAACAACTTAGGAGCTTGGGGATAATTGGTCAAGAACAATTCATTGTATTCAATTTTAGTTGAATCTTTCTGAATGATAGTGACCACTCTATCAACATATTCTATTCGTTCAATGGGAACAGAATCAACCCGATATAGGAACACCATTCGGGGTAATTGAATCTTATGGAATTCAACTTTGGGTACAAATGGATTATTAACCACAACAGTATCAACCCGACGAGAAGAATTTTTAAGGTCCTGACTTAATTCAGAATTTCGGTTCCATAACCAGAATATTGTTAAGGCCATAAATATGAAGGCCGAGGTTAGGATTACATTTTTCATGGTTCAGGGTTTATGAAAACAATTAGGGGGGATTATAGGGGGGTTAAAGAAAGTAAATCTTAAAGCTAATACTTAAAAGCTAAGTACTCCAGCAAGCTGGAGGTTATTTTCGTATTTTTCTAAAGAAAAATACTCAATAACTGCGCATATACGTACGCGATAGGGGATATTCATTTTGATATTAGACCAGCCTTTTGTAAACAGGATTTTAACCACAATGAATTCTCATATACGGCACCCTTAGTTAGGGTATTTCTCCCTTTATTCAACCAATAAGTCGGATTAGCATTGTCAAAATATACCTTGAATGATTTGGGAAAACCCATAATCACCCTATATTCATCAAGTCCCATTATTCTACCGTGGGGATTAAATTGCCTTGATGAAGGTCTTACGGTTAATGGGTAGCTCTTTTTCTTATTTCGATATACTCCAGGAAGAGTCTTCATCTTTTGAGTTCTCATGGGCCATTTGTAATCATTTTTGAACTCAGTTTTCCATAGCTTTCTCACTTGAGCTACTGTCAAAGTAGTTTTTGACTTATCTGCATAATGATACATGGCCAATTTTTTATCGTCAGCTTCTCTATAGTTTATGTCTCTCCTTACTCCTTTCTTCAGTTGACACAGATTTTTGGGTTTAGTAACTCTAAAAGTATGATCAAAGATCTGAGGATTGATCTTGGAGTCTTTTCTGACTCCTATTAACACCAAACGTTTCCTACTTTGTTGAGAATTACCGAATACCGTAACAGGATGACAGTGCACTATAAGTTTGTAATCGGGTAAATTATGTTCCCATTCCCCGATAGGGATAAAATCCAGAAGTTTTGGGAGGTTCTCAAGCATAAATATTGCCGGTTTGAACTTCTTAACACTAGAAAGATACAGATTAAGAGTAACATCTTCCCGGGGTTTGCCCAGGGATTTTTTCCTGGAATATGAGAATACCGAGCTATGCCCACATGATGGAGAGCCAAGTATTAGGTCTATTTTGGAAGTTTTTACCTCTTCCAGTGACCTTACAAATGGTATATCTTCAAAATTGAGCTTCCATTGAGGTTCACCCTTACTATGAAAAACCGAACGGGGTTCTATATTTGCTACTATCTCCTGGGAACGGAACGGGAATAATAAAGCTCCTTGAGCAGCACATACCCCTATAATTCTAATAGATTTACTATTTGTCATTGTAGTTAATATTTGTATGAAATTATGAGAGAGAATATACCGGGTATACCTAATTATTATGTTAGTAAGGTTGGTAAGGTTTATCGTAAAGATAGGTATTACAATACTACAAGCGGCACATATTTTAGTAAAAGAAACGGTAAATGGAAAAAATTAAATATACAGATTTTCAAATCCCGTAATGGTTTATATAAATATCATAGAGTACATGTATGTACACATACTGAAAATGGAGTGATAAATAAGTTAATAAAAGTGTCACGGTTAGTGGCTTTAGCTTATATACCTAACCCAGAAAATAAACCTTACGTATGTCACAAGGATAACAATCCGTTAAATAACCGAGTGAGTAACTTGTATTGGGGAACTCAAAAAGAGAATATTCAACAGTGTAAAGAAGATGGTAGGTTTAACGGAGGTTGTAAAATAGGACTCGTAGGTGAAGAAAATGGGAATAGTAAGTACTCTAATAGACTAAAATTACGTATACTTAGATATAAAGAGAGACATCCCAAGTGTACCATGGTATATTTGTCGCATAAATTTAAGGTGGGATTAACAACCATACACAATATACTAATCAATAAAAATCAGGTAATTACTAAGTTGACCCAAAACAAACCCGAAAAATAGAATTTTATAATATATACCGGAAGGTCTTGCAAAGACTACTTTAATATGCAAATTTAATATCAAAACTACATGAAAGTTGGTGATTTATTACTGGTAACAGGTCCTGCCTTCTTTGAAAAGACGGCGATTAAGGAGAGGAAAAAGGGGATTTACACTCTTGAGAATGGTATTAAGACAGATAGAGACCTCAATCCTCTCAATTCTAAGTATCAAATCGAGGTTTTCAACGAAGAAAAATACAAAACTATGGTAGCACAGAGAAATTTGAACCGAGATATTGAGAAATTGGCCTCTATCAATAAGAAAGGGATAGAAAATCCTGACCTAATCAGATATGCAGCTGCCAAAATAAGCCGTATTATCGAAAAACTGGAGAAAAAATGATACGTTTCTTGATACATTGGTTTACAATCAGAGTTATCGGTTACTCTGCTTATTGTGGGGGACTAACTTGGAAAGCTCTAAAAGGAGTGAATAAAGAGTATGAAGGTAATGAATCTTGGGCCAATGGTAAGAAAGAAGCATTTAGAACACTCATAGTCTGTATCACCCTCATAATAGTCATATCATGTCTGATATCCTAATGTTCACTAGCCCTGCTCCTACTTGGTTGGGTTATACTATTTTAAGTTTTTACATTCTTGGGTTCTTCTTTTGCCTATTCATTCGTAGTGTAATCGAAGAAACCCCTCTCAAGAAAGCTTCAAATCCAGTAAGGTATGGAGTTTTATTCCTTATATGGGTAGTAAGCCCAGCTGTAATTATCGGATTATTCACACTAACTTTCAAAATATTATTTAAGAATGGTAACCGAAATAAATGATACCGAGATAATACTGAAGATGGTCAGTGATGAAGAAAAGCAATCAATACCTGTTTGGGATGCTTACATAGAGAAAGTAATTATAGATGGCAGTATTCCTTCTCTTTTAAGAGATATCCTCTCTGGAAAGATAAAGAATTTAGTGAGTTTTCCTCAGAAGTTCAGTGGTCAATTAAAAGGTCACATTGAAAGTGAGATATCCTCTCTAGAGAAACGTGTATACCATAAACACGACTTGGTATTTACTAAATTGAGGGTAATAAGGGAGCATTACTCATTAAGGATAACTACACCACCTGGTCAACACTTCGATATTTGGGAACCTTAATAATAATTATATGTCAGTAAAAGTTTATACTCCTGGTCAGTTCTATGCTGCAGGTGGAGTAGTAGAAGAAATGTTTTATCAAGAAGTAGGTAGAACAAAGAAGTACCTAAGGAAAAGAATTGGTCTAGTACGTTCATTTGAACAAATAATCAAGAATCTCAATGATGAGGCTTGGAGAAAGTTTCACTATATGAAGGCAAATGTTAGAGGGGTTGATTATACCTTAGTATATGACCCTGAGAATAAAGAATATCCTTATCTATTCGTAGAAACCAAGTTTTACTTCAAGCAGAAGGCTAAGGTTAAAGAACCAGATAATAAGTAGACAAAGGGACTCAATAATTGAGTCCCTTTTCATTGTATTAAAAGCCAGAGCCAGATACCGAAACGATTATACCCCAATCTATATTTTCAAAACCCCATAACTTATGTTAAACATTTTGATTTATGTCCTTGCATTTATTATAGGATTCACACTTACATTGGGAATAATGGGTGAGGTCCTTTGCTTGTTGCAGAAACATTCTAGTAAATTATTACAAATAATAGGTGAGTTATTCATATTTGGAATAATTTGCATTCTGGTAGTCACTCTTACAATAGTTATAATTAAACCCTATGCCTAATCATGGAACAGAAAGAGAAGAATAGGATTATCTTGGATTGGATAATCAAAGCTAAGGATATTTATGTGAATAGTATTCCTTTTCGTGGAATGTGCAAGTCATTCAAATTGGCTGTATTAAGGGATTCAGAATTAGAGAAGTCTTTGATTTGTATCTTACAGGATATGGGACATGAGTCAGAGATACTTGATGGTAAACTATTGTATAATCCTGAATGGCCTTTTATACTTATCCCTGAATTTAACTTTGAGTTTTTGGGTGGGGATAAAACTACTGAAGCTTATGGGGAAGTTCAAAACCATAGGTTGACAATTCGAGAAATATTTTGGTGGAGTAAGTGGGATAGTGAAGTAAGGGTTAAGGCTTTTGATAGACTTATAGGGATATATAAGGCTAAATCATGAGCCTTATAATAGGAGCCTAAAAATATCCTGGAAAAATTTTGTGAAGAGCCTTTGGAGGGGGTTCTTCATTTTGTGTAGGGAGATGTGGGGATGTGATTATGTACCTATGTGTCATGTGCCTTTCAGGAAGAGCTTAAGGTGAGGTTTCTTTGGTAGCTGGCAGTAAAAAGGTTTTGGTACCTTAAAGAGTCTTATCACGAGGTCTTCAAAAACATCTGGCAGTAAAACAGGGCCACGGTGGCCCTATCGCAAAATTAAAATTATTAAAAATAGGGGACAAATTTTGTCCCCTATTCGATTTTATTTACTTGCTTTCCTTTTCATTCATTGCAAGTAAGAAATTTTTGATTGTGTCCCCTTTTTCTGTATTGGTATTTGCATCTACAATACAATTTACATTTATATATACTTGCTTTGCGTATTCTTGCCAAGCCTTTTTTAGTGCTTTCCTTTTTTCTGTATTTTTGTTGCTTGCAATAAATTCAGCAATGAATGCATCCAATTTTTTACGCAACTTCATTCGCAAATTCTTTTTTTCTTTGTCGGTTTTGCACTCTACAAATATATCCTTTTTGTAGATGCTCTTTCTTTCGTTAGTCGAGAAAATTTCGTTGCCGATTGCTAAAATTTCATTTGCTTTCATAATAGTAAAAATTTTTAATTGGTTTAACTTTTATTAGTTCTTTTCTGTATTACAAATATACAACAAATATTTATAATTGGTGGCCCTGGGAGCATTTATTTTCATAAAACTTTCTGGGAGCTATTTCTGGACATTCCTGGCATGAGAATTGCTTTGTTGGCCTTCTTGGCACCATCAGGGCACCAGAAAGAAGGTTCTGATAGAAGGTCTTAATGTTCGGTTCTTAAAATGGTCTTAATGTTCGGTTCTTAAAATGGTCTTAGCTCCTGGGTTGGGTCCTATATGTCCGAAATGAATTAAGGCCTTAGCTCCTACCCTGCATTGCCTTTATTTTCAACCTGAAGTTCCCAGGGTTGGCTTAGGATTGGGTACCCTACCTTTCATAATCTAGAAGTTCTTAGTTTTATAAACAAGTAAACTTATATTCCGTAAGTCTTAAGTTTCTATGATATGCCCCTGCTTGCATTGGGATACACCTTTCCTTGCATTCATTCCCCTTATATTATACAATATCTGAAGGCCTGGTTGGGTACCATATAGGTATCTTAGCCTATAATATAAAAGGCCTATAAGCCAAGCCACTAAAAGCGATATAAGGCCTTAACCATATACCAATATAAAAAGGCCCCTAAAAGCGGGGCCCAACCTTGAAAGCAAATGAAGGTTAAATCTTATCTACCTCCAAACCTTCCGGACCCATATTCAGGATATAACCTGCCTTAATCAAATTATTAATTACCGAGGGTACACATTTCTTAATATGCAACCTGAATTCCGATTGGCCCATATTTCCCACGAAGTTATTCCTGGGAGTATTGATTACCAATTCGGTTGAATGATGTTTGGAGATAATTTCCAGGGCAGTGGTAAAATCTTTAGAATTAAGCATGGCCTTAAATGTTTTGGGGTTTATTATTTATCTTTCTTTATGCAAATATAAGAATAATATATAATATATGCAAATAAATATTCTGGGTCTTCATTAGGCCTTGGGCCCTTAATCCTAAAGGCCACTAAAAGCCAATCCTTATATAATATAAAGGCTATATTAAGGTACCTTAACCTACCATAAAAGGCCTTAAAAGGTACCTTAAATGTGCCCTAACTAAGCCTTAACTTGAGAAATCAAATCTCCAATACTCTATTCCTGGCATATCGATTTTAGACACCTGTTCCAAAATCCCCTAAAATACTCGCATATATATATATATATAATATAGATTGTATTCTTTAGGGATTGGGATTAAGGCCCTTAAAGGCACCTAAGTGTACCAATGAAGTTATTCATCTATTCTCAGTTTAGACCTGTAGAGAGGCTATAAGTCTTTTTATCGAAAAGGCCTTAGCTAAGGGCCTTAACCTTACCTTAAAAGACTTATGATTATATATATAATATAGACTTGATTGGGATGGGATTTAGGGTACCTTAAAGGCTGCCTTTAGGGCTCTCTTTGGGTCTTAGGGCCCTAAGTCGACTTAGCTACTACGTATAGTAACCAAGATAGCTCTGAAGCTCTTAGGGTACACAGTGAAGGGCCCACTTTTGCCCTACCCTAAAAATTTTTCCCAATCGGATTTTATGGCCTCAGGTCTTTTTCGGAGTCAGAATCCGTATCACCGACTGCTTGTTAACTTTTACCCTATCCTAACACACAAATAAAAGGCCTCTAAGATAAAAAGCTAACCCTAAAAGCCATATATGATTGATGATTATAAGTATATGTATTTATATAAGCCCTTATATATGGATGTATATATTAAGGATTGTATTGATATTTAGGATTTTTTCTTTGTTTGGGGTTGGGTATTAGAATCCTGGTTTCAGGTTTAGATGCCTTAATACTTCCCTTAGTTCGGAATCTGTATATTCCTTAGCCTTTTCAATTGGGATGTTGTTATGGTTGGAGGCTATGATGATTGCCCTATCCTTTGATACCTTAATGGTTTTTTCTTTATTCATGGTTATTTGGATTTGTAGGTTGGGAAGAAGTCGAATTCTATATACCACCTCAGCCAGGAGATGATGATGTAGAATGGGCTTTGGGATGTGATTACTATGGTTGGGAGTAGTACCCATTCCTTGGGAGTAGAATTTGATAGGGCTGTGGCTTTGATTTTCATAGTGGTTATTGTTTAGGGATTTTTATCCAGATTCCTTGTGTCCTTAGTCCTTTGCGTCTTAGGGTTTGTTCGTGTTTGATTTGGTTGATTAGGTTAAGGATATGTTGTCTGTATTTTCTTTGGAATGCCCATTTACGGGATGGTAGTTCTTTGTAGAGTTCGGATAACTTTGCATTGAGTTGATTCATTGAGAAATCTCTTAATTCTCTGGATTCAGTGCATTTCATAGTATAGATGATTATAAGTAATAAGTATCATCTGCCCAGTTTTCTCCTACGACATCCTGGATGTTTTGGATTTTCTTCTGGGATTGGTAGGAAGTTCTTTCCATTACAGAAGGTATAGCATCCTCCCCCCTCTTCTCTTGGTCTCTGACATTTTATGCAGATATTAGTTGAATTAGAGTTCATCTCCGAGTCTTTCATAGTTTATGGCCTGTATAAGATTATTTGATTTTTAAGCTTTAGCTGGTGAATTTACCAGTCAATTTCTATGTACCACTTAAAGAAATGTAAGTTAAGATACCTATAAGGTATATTTATGGTTATGGTGGGAAATATAACCCATTCAATGGGATAATCTTGGGTGTTGAATGTGATACTCGGTTTCATGATTAGTATTTTATTTGGATGATTACCCAAGAAACTATCAGTATTACAGCTACCAGGATTATCCATTCCAGTAATGCTTGCAGTAATAACTTAAGTGTTTTCATATCCAGTTATCTTTAAGTTACTAGATTGGGTAGTAGCAGCGGATAGAAATGATACCTCCGTGATTGCGGATTACTGTTATATCCTCATATTGGAAAGAATCCAAGGAAGAAACGTATAGGTCGAATACTGATTCCAATTCTGGGTTTGTACCACCAAATACTTCCGTACCCGGAGCGGGTGTGAATGTGAAAGTATGATGACCACCATACTGATTGTTTCTGGTATTAATCTGGGTAAGGAGCATACCATATCTCCGGAGAAATTCTCTGAATGTGCATTGGAAATACATTTCGGGGTCTGTCATGCCTTGTCTTTTGCACCATCCATGAACTTTCTTCAGGAGGTATAAATGAAGATCTGACTGTGTTTTCATGGCCTTATTAAATTTATGGTTTTATCTTTATTTCTTTATACAAATATAGCAAATATTTTGCTATTTTGCAAATAAATATTAACGGCCTTTACCAGCGTTCGTCTTCGATGGTTATATGAATATTAAGGTTTTGCTGTGGATGGTCCTTTAACCATCTCTCAATCTCCCCAGCCCTTTTGAGACTGTCTATATAGTCTGGAGCTATGGCCTTAACCGTTTCGTAGGGCAAGCTCCCATCGGGATTTATCCATGGCTTAGTGGAGGGTTCTTTTACCCGGTTTTTATCCCTAATCACTGCTATCATGACTAAGATAAGGGTAATAGCAACGACTACCAGTATGAATCTTGTCATAGCACTTTCTTCTTGATTTTTCATGAGATTTTATTTTTTGGTTGATCATCCTGTGCTGATATAAATTGGATTTTCGACTTGAATTCATCCAGATGATCCTCTTTGATAAGGGTGAGCATCTTCTTTCCTGTCTGGTGATTGACCATCATTGTGGGAAATACTTTAGACATCTTGGGAAGTCCATCTGGACCGGGTTCTAAGTCTTCTATCAGCATTATTTCTGCTTCCGAGTTTAATGTCAGTATATACGGAACCAATTCAAACATTTTCATAACTTTGATTTTATGATATCTCTGATACCTATTAACTTTAGCTTTTGTTCAGGAGTTAAATCAGAGTCTTTCATTGCTTTATTTACTTCGGCATACAGCTCCTGCATCTTTATCCTGTAGAGAGGTCCTTTGATATGCTTACATACCCAGTTGTATTCTCTACATATTTTGTTGATTGAACTCATGCTCTGATGGTTATTATTAATCCCAGGTTGCAGCTCCCTACCAGTACTTCATCATCCCCAGTGGAGAGAATCTCCTTTATTTGAGTCATTGCTCCTCGGAAACTCATTTTGACTGCTCCCTCCATTTCATTGAACTTGACCAGGAGTGTATGCTTATATGACTGAGGAATCCGGTCCTGGTCATATTTAATCTCTACTTTATAATCGTAGAGTTCCAACCCCAGTCGGGAATCTAACTCTTCTACCATTCCAAGGTAGGTGTCTTGGATTGCTTCCTTGATGCAATCAACCTCTTCCTCATAAATCTTCCCTAACTTGTAGGACTCCTTGAGACCCGTAAGCATAACCTTTTTATAATCTTTCATAATATTAGGGTTTTATCCTTTTCTTATTACAAATATAATGAATTAAATTTATATTTGCAAATAAAAAATCATCGGTCCGAGAATGGTATACCATAGTTTTCGAAGGCATCTTTAGCCTCCTGAGGTAAATATCCGTGTTGTTTGGATGCAAGGTATACTATACCATTGCAATCGATTACTACCCCGGTGATAATATGTTCAAAAGGCCATATAGGCTGAACTGCAACCATTACTGGTGCCTGAGGGTCCATTTCTGATAAAGTTCCTATCAGGTCTTCGACGGTGTAAGTACTGTTATATCTCATGTGATTAAAGTTTTAGTATATCGTTTGGTCGATAGTTCTTTCTATTATTGTTTCCCGGGTATCTTTTACCCGGTCAATTAAGTATGCCTTAGCAATACTCTCATCGGTTTCGTCTACCCATTTGGCTATATCAACCTTTCGAGTGAGTTCCACTTCCATGTCATGAGCTACATGGATAGTTTTGTATTGATGGTGATTCTTTAAGTAGAACCAGATAATCAGTTTATATCTTTTCTGTGACATATTTTTGATGGTTAGAAGGTGAAATCAATGTAAACTTCCTTGTTACCTTTACGGAGTACTTCATGATTGGTATCTGCCCATTTATAGGTGCTGTAGGCTTTTGCTTCGGGTATGTATTCTCCTCTGACCCATACCTGAGATTCTTGAGGTTCTTCTATCGGATTAAGGGTAAAGTATTCTCCCCTTTTCAGGTCCTTAATTGTTTTCTTTTCCATACCTTAATTATTTTAGGGTTTATTATTTCTTTTTCTTTATACAAATATAAGAATAATATTTTTAATATGCAAATAAAACTTCTCGGCATTGGGATGTAGAAAGAGATTCTAGAAACTTTATCTCCTATTTAGGTCTAGTTTATTAGTAAAACAAAAAAGACCTCTAGAAAAGAGGTCTAATGGTTCTTTATTTATTAAGCCTTAGCTGGTATGGGAGCCAGTCTGTAGTAGATATCTTCTCTTTCGGATACAAGGGGATGTTTTAACAGCTCGTATTCCAGGGCTGAAGTATCTGGGAACTCTACGTGGATACGTATACCAGAATATATTTTCCACCCCGGCCTATCTTCGATATCACCCTCAAATAAGCTTATGATATCTATCTTTACCTTGCTCTCAATTCGTTTTGTACCAAACAGCTTATTAGTAAAGTTGAGTACTACATTCTTGATAGTGGGGTAATATTTCGGATCGTACTCCCGATACATGTTATGGCAGTAAAGTCTGCTTGCCCTTACTAAAAGGCCTATCTTTTGATTAACGTGCATAGTTATAAAAGTTAATGTTACATTACTTTATCAAATACAAAGTAGTTAGTAGCTTCTTTAAGAGAAAAGTGGTAGATTTTCTCGGAAAAGTTTTCTCCCACAATGGTTATTGATCTCACGTTGTTCTCTTCATCATCCTCTACATTGATGATCATTCCGATATTGGCCATGAATTTTTGACAAGTTACTCCGAGTAGCATACCCGGACATATATCATCTTGTATATACATCCCAACATAGCCTTCGTCTTCTGATAGGGTATCTACCCATTTACCGTTCTCTATGTATTTGAAGAGATTGCACCAGCCTGTGATAGTATGTATCTTTATCTTACTTGCACAAGCTGATACGGATAGGGTTACTTTACTGTTTGTACATAGCCAACCCTGTCGATTGACTTTTTCATCGGTAAAGACAATGTCTTCCTTATAAGGTGGGTAAGGTAAGCCAAATACCTTAATTTTCTTACCATTATTGATAAGTTGATTGACTCTAGCTACCACTTGATTAGCATTTAGAATTTCTTTCATAGTAGGTGTTTGTGTTATAGATTGAATTGAACTTCTGCTTTGTATCCAGGCTCTAAACTCCCCGCTGTAAAGGGTATACCCAAGTAATGAGGGTATGGGTTATGCCAGATATTGTGGTCGGACCGTTGTTTAGAAGCTTCCCTGATATTATCCTCTCCTGAAATATAGAATCTTATCTCCTTCTCATTAGCTGATACTACTTTGAGAAAACCCTGTACAGTTAATGTAACTGTAACATTCCTAGCTTTAATTATTAAGTCCATAACCTTTATTTTTATCTTTATACAAATATAAGAAATTTAATCTAATTTTGCAAATAAAAATCAAAGGTTATCTTCGAGTTCTGGGTCTATTTCTTCGTAGTCTATTCCCTCTTCGATTTCTCGTCTGATTTGGTGATGGTCTTCTTCAAAAGCTTTTAAGGCACCATGGTAGTCTCCTGTTACGCTATCCAATTCGGCCTTTTTGAGAGTTAAGCCCTCTTTATCTCCTCTATTGCCCTCTTGTTTTGTTGCAACAACAACGGGTAATTCTTTGAAGTCATACTGATTTTCTACATATTCTAACTCTTTTATACCACCCTTGTCAGCAAGCTCTTTTTGAATCATAGACATGGCTATATCACGGGTTAGTACTGGTTCAGACTCACCCGTATTGTTGAATTGATTGTTCTGTTGGTTAAAGATATTTACAGTACCGCCACCAGATACTGCCCGTACCAAACTCTGAAGAGAAGTTGTAGATTGTTGCTTCAATCCTATGGCTTTATTGACTTCTGCAGTTATAAATGGAGCATATCTTCCACCTTGAGAATCCCGAAGTATTTGAACCTGTTGACTTATTTCCATACGGTCTTCAAGTGCCCAGCCTATACAAGCTCCCATCAGAGAATCAGCAATCTCATCCATCTTATTACGATCAAATAAGCCGTTATCTAGAAACGTTTGTTTCATCTGCATCTGGATAATTGACGGTTCACATTTTAGAAAATCTGAGAGCTCATTTACTGAATAAACCCTTGCCCACAATCTCCCATTGTTTACTATCCAGGTATGAATAATGAACTTGGTCAGATTCTTAAGAGCTTCATTATCTCCAGCATTAGCCTGTATGGCTAATTGGGTTATCCCTAACCCCCTTGGGAATCGTGGAACTATCTTTGATTCTTTCATAATGGTTGATTTTGGTATCTAATAGTTAATCCCCATGAAAATAAATAAAAAGGCCCTATTATGGCAAGGGCCTTTTTGAATTAACTCTTTGATAGTCAGGTTGCTGGATCACTGGAATAGGCTTACCTTCAATTTAGATGAGCTTATTGACAGCTTGAATTCAGTGATATGTTTTTCGAACTTAAGCTGGTTACTCAGTGATAAAAGTCCTAAAAACAGCTGATCTACATGTTTGGGATAGATTAATTCTATAGTAACCGAATTAGGTTTATATTCAAACCCCAAATTTACCTCTTCTTCGCCCTTCTCCTTGTAGGTAGACAGGATATTTTCTTCTACCATAGTAGCCAAGGTTAAAAATGTCTTCATCAAATCTTAGTAACTTTAGAGTCTTGTATTATTAGGATTTACTTCTTTCCCTTTGCTTTAGTAGCCTTTACCTTGCCCTCCTTGGCCAAATTTTGGGCAACTCCGTAGGCAACTACGGCCTCCAATATTGGCCTCATTCTCTTTTCTTTCTCCTTGGCTTCTTTTTGCCTCTCTTCTTCCTCTGCCCTAAGTTTAGCTTCTCTTTCCTGGGCCTTTTTACGCCTCTCTTCTATTTCCTCATGAATATTAGGGAATAAATTTGCCCTTAGAGGTATTACATGAAGGGCAAAGAATGCTGAGAATAATCCATCGGATAAAGGCTCACCTATCTTTTTCTTGGAAATTTGCCAAAACTTATCCTGCTGTTCTTTGATGGCATGCAAGAATTTTTCGTAGGTGAATTGCACCTGCATTTTTTTGCATGCCGTAATCATGGCCTCAATTCGGTCCTTAAATTCCTGGCCGAATGCCTCCATAAATTTTTCCCGATTAAAGTTGTAATTGGGTTTATCCAATTTGAACTGTTTTACATACTCTGCAGTTTTCATAGTGTCTCGTTGTTTATAAGTTATTGATTTATTAAGTGTTTTAATGCTGATTCTCTAGTTACTACTTGGAAAAGGTAGCCTATATACCTATCTTCCCAATATGATAACCAAACTGGGTTAGGGAACCTAAACTTATTCCTTTCATCTATCGGAATATTTCTGGGCATTCCCGAAATATATAATAAGTGAGGCCCATTAGTATTCTCTATGAATACAGGATGCAACATATTTTCATCTACCTTAAAATACCCTTTTATGGCATAATCAGGGATATACTGATTTGACCTTATTCCGCAATCGAATGCCAAGTCCTCTACCTGATATAATTCGGGATTAATAGGGTATTCTTCTTGGGATCGTACTCCTTCCTGAGATTGAAGGTAATAGGTTATTTTAGACTTATCAAGCGTTACGCTTTTTACTCTTTCGGGAAACATGGTGCTTATCTTTTAAGGGTACATAGTCTTCTATGTCATCCAATCGGTCAGTCACTAAAGCATATACGAATAGCTTAGCAGGACGAAAGAAGAATCTTCTTATATTCCCCTCCGAAATGTAATAATCGTATATTCTAAAGAATTTCTTCTGGTACTTGTGCTTAAGATTCCGTTGCGTTAGATATGACTTAAGAACTTCTTTATGTAATTCTAGCAATTCTTTATCTACTTTCTGAATTGCTTTATCTGGTAAGCCAACAACCATAATCTTTCATATCGTTAAAGGTGATTATACTAAGGGGACAGAGCCTTAGCCCTGTACCCCTCTCCTACTATGAAAGATTAGATTGCAACTGATTCTTTGACGAATTGGTTCTTGTATTCCAGGTATTCTTTCTTGGCCTTCTTGAACTCTTTCGAATCCTGATTCTCGATTCGGAGCATGGCCAGCTCCAGCTGATGAATCTTGTTTCGGACCTGCTGTCGGAACTTCTTCCTGGAAAGAGTGTCCTCGCAGTCGGCGGGGTAGATGTACTTGACCTCCCTTTTTGTTACCACCTCCTCTACGAGGTTAGCTTCTACCTTCTTCTGGGCTTTTGCGACGAGTTTGTCCTTCTTGGATTTCTTCTTTTTCTTTTCTTCGGCTACCTGTGCCGTTGTTTCTTCTTCGCCCTTCTTCAGAGCTTTCTTGGATTTCTCCACCTTTTCGGCCTTCTCCTCGATTAGAGTGTTGATGCCTTCGACCAGATTAGTCTTTTCCAGTTTCTGAGCCTTGTTGTTCTTGTTCTTTTTCATGGCTTACAATGTTAAAAGTTTGACATTAAATTAAAAAGTTCTTTTTATTTCTTATTTCCTAATGCAAATATAGAGGAACTTTTCTATATATGCAAATATTTTTATCCTTTTCTTTGAGGTTGTGTTCTTGGCTTCTAGTGTGTTAACCTCTTGTGGCTTTTCCCTTTTATTGTTTATGCAAATATAAATATAAATATTAATCCCTGCAAATTATTTTCTCAATTCTTTAGAGGTTCGTTTACGGTATTGGCTAAAGTAATGTATGAATATATCTGGTGCCCACTTGTACCCACTACTTTCTTCAATGGCTTTTTCCACTACAGCATCAGGGTCCATAAGCCTATCTTTGATTTCCTCTATAGTTGATACTCTTACAGGCTTCATTTCTCGGATAATTTTTTGAGTATCTTTTTGAACGAGGTCATGTAATGGCAATCCTTAATAGAACATTTGCCATCTTGTGTAAGATTCTCGTTGGCCCCGCATTTAGTCATACCAGTGGCTTTATATGGACAACATTTGCGATGTGCTACACATGCAGCCTTAAACTCTACAGTGCTCATACTCTAAAAATTATTCAAAGTACTCCCTTACTTTGGTTAAACGGCATTTGAATTTGAACGGCATTACATAGTCTCCCCACCACCCAGTTAGAGGTAAAATACACCCTATAATGGCATAGTAGTAGAAAGTTTTTGCAACAAACTGATTTTTCTCATTATCCCAAAATAAATATATTCTAGCTTTAGCTTCTTCATCTTTTTCGGGGTCCAAATATACCCAATGATATGACAACCTGATAAATAACCATTGTAGTATCAGGATATTTATCCATCCAAGGATAGTCATACCCAATACTTTCTTCCATACCCAGCTGTTTGTTTGCTTTACTTCTTTTCCCATAATCCGTAGGTTGGTTGAACGTTTTTAAGTCTATGATATATGTCCAGAGTTTTCCATATTGACTCTGCTTGTTTTATTACTACATCCTTTGCCTCCTGATGAGTACTAAAGGTATTCCATAATTCCGGAGTATAATTAATACATTTCAAACATTCTGGTTCTCCATCTACATGTCTTACCGTTATGTAAAAATATACTTCCCTATCTATTATATGACCAATACGTTCTCCCTCGAATATAATCTGAGCTTTAGGCTTAAAGTCAAATATATCCTTACTCATACGCCCGTTAACGTATTTATTCACTTTGAACCTTACTATCCCTGCCATATCAATCCATGTTTCTTTCAAAGTATTCGTAGAAGTCCGCATCCTCGGTTAACTGGTCCAGTAATTCTTCTACATCCATATCCAAATGGACTGATGCTCCGGATACTTGCAGAGTTATTCCAGAACCATGGCTGCCAGAAGACCCGTGAAGTTTTAACTCCCTGGGCTTGTCTCCAGTATATTCATCTCTATAATGAATAATACCGTTTGAGTAATCGTAGCTCTTTACCTCTGATAAATGTCTTGACCCGTCCCAATTTTTCCAATGTGTAGTAGCATCAGGAGTAGGGGGTATTGTTTTAGCATCCCACAACATGCAGACTACGCAGAAAGCTGATACTCCTATTATCATCTTCTTTGCAGCTTCCCAAATGGTTTTAGCTTCATTTGGTTCTCCGTCTGAAGTGTAATATCTTTTCATAATCTTTTTCCAGCATACTTATTCCGGATTCTCTTTTCGAATGATTTACCTACTGATTCTCCATTTTGGATATCCTCTTTGAACATCCTGAAGTCGAACTCTGACAAAGAATTATACCTGTATATTTTTTCTCCCTTGAACGTAATGATTACATCTCTGTTATCATAGAATACTACTTTTTTAATCCAAGATGAATCAGTAATGTGAAAAGTTTCCATCATAGTTACTGTCTTTTAAGCTCAAAATTGTTAAGGCCCATAGCTACCACATTATTTTCTTTCCTAAGTGCTTGGCAGGTAAAGAAAATATCCCAGAGAGTGAAGACAGAATCAGAACTCATTTCCATTAAGTCCTCTTCCATCATATAGAGTGTACTCATTATAGTGTTAAACCATCTTTGATTTAACCCATTTACCAGCATGTTTTCAATATCTTCATACCTATTGTTGAAGGTATCTTCCTGAACTCTTTGAAAGGCATATATGTATTCTTTTGCCATAGATTCTACCGCTTCTAGAGAAGTCCCATAGCATGGAAATATAATTTTCCATTTGTCTAAACTTTTATCCTCTAAAAGGGATTCCAGCGCCTGAATCTGCACATCCATGATCTTATTCCAGATTTCCTGGGCAGATAATCGCCTCTGCAATTTCAGTTTGATACAGCCTCGGTTAATTTTCATTCCTTTATAATATTTCGTTATGCAAATATAATGCTTATTATTATAATATGCAAATTAAATTCAGTGGTGTTGTATTGGCTAGTTCAACAAAGAACCCCGAACCTGGATGGAGATTCGGGGTAAAGAGGTTTCATAAACGATTGCCTATCGGGTTAATCTTCCTCTTTCTTTGCCTTCTTTTTCTTCTTCTTGTCCTTGCCTTCTTTCGAAGGTTTGTCGGCCTTCTTTTCCTTGGTCGGCTCTTCTTTCTGGGCCTTCTTCTCTTTCTTAGGAGCCGTCGCCTGAGCACCTGAAGCCAGCTCTTCAGCATACTTCTTGGCCTCTGCCTCGGCCTTATCCTTGGACATTGTCTTCAGGAGAGTACGCATCTTCTGGCGGTACTTCTTCTTCTGATCAGAAGTCATTTCCTTGCCGTCTACCGTCGGGTAGTCATAGGCATTGGGAGTGCTGGTGACCTTCTCCTTTTTGGGATGGGCTTCAGGCTTCTGATTCTTCTTAGCCTTTTCAGCAGCCTTTTCCTCTGTAGCTGCCCTGGCCTTTTTGTTCCCAAGGTTGATGATGTCTATCCAAGCCTGGATTTTCTTTCCATGCTTCTTATGGCCTGTCCAATCTTTCTTGGGGTCGAGATCATTCTCTTCCATGTAGGCCAGCATTTCCTTCTGAGCCCGGCGTGCCTTCTTTGCGGCCAGGTCTTTCTTGCTGATGTCTTTTGCCATTGTGTTGAGTTGATTAAATAAAAACTAGTTTGAACTACCTTTGCATGTTTATAGTTTGGTCATGGAGTTTTTGGTCTGTACTTCCTTTATCTCTGAGATGATTATTTCCATCCCTTGGAGATTTGCCATCAATTTGAGATGGGCAACTGCATCCTCCTGAGAGATATTCGTGTATACAATTCTGTACCTTTCACCAGAATCTTTGTTTTCAAAAGTTATGGTTAAAATGTTTCCATTGGCCAAATCTTCTATGCGCTTCGCTAAAGATTTTACCTTACCTATTTTCAGGGTCTTATCTTTGATCAGAGCTTGCCTCTTACCAATAGACAGTCCAGGCATAGATAACCTTGTATCTATATCTTGAACCATTTTGGTTAGTTCTTTAATCCGATATATCAACCCTTTGACTGAGGAGTTAAATTGTCCCATTGAGGCCTTTGAATAGTAGTGTCATTTCCTATTTTCTTGGCATACTTATCAATCAATTCCTCTGTTCTAGAGATAATATATTCTGTCATCATTCTATTTTCTTCAGATATATCTTTTTCTTCCTCTAGCAACAGCTGATATGATTGCAGCTGATTACATAATGCCAGATATATAATGCTATCATCGTCTTGCATATACCTATACAAAGTGGGGAGGCCCACCCTTAAACCTTTGGATGGCCTCCCCTGTATGACTCAAGTGTTGATGTACGTGGGAATATGTGCTTAGGACCTATTCCTCTTCGTCTTCATCCTCCTCGTCATCCTCGGCTTCGGCTGCTTTCCCTTTCTTGCCCATGCCTGGTACCTTGGGGACCAGCGTGCCGTGCTCTTTCTTGGACTTGACGGATACCCCCGGAATGGTAGTATTCGAGACGGCAATCACTTTGCCGTCCTTGTCGGTTACGACTGAGGTGATGAGAACTCCGTACTTCCGGACGTTCATAGCGAAAGTTTTTGCAACGTTTCCACCGCCCAGGTCGATGATGTCGCACTGTTTGCTGTTCGGTCGCTGACCAGGTGCCCGATTCTTGAGTCGCTCTTTCATGGCCTCTCGTTTGGCCTTCTTCTCTTCTGCAGTAAGTTCTTTCTTACCGCCCTTTTTCGTTTCCTCTTTTGCAGCCTTTGCTTCTGCTGCCTTTTTCTTAGTTGCCATGTTATATTGAATTAGATGGTTTCTTTGATAAGGGAACTCCAGGCTTATTACCCTTACCTATGGAGTTAGTTCTGGATTATTACCTGAAGCTCCCTTGGATTTGGTTATAGTCAGAAGGACCCTTACTTTTTCTTTTTCTTGGTGTCCTTCTTGGAAGCGGCCTTTGCCTTGGGCAATGTGATGTTCAGTTCCTTGGCCACTGCCTTGCGGAGTTTCTCAACATCTTCCTCGTCGAACTCGTCGGGATCCGTTTCGAGTTCCTTGTCGTCGCAGAGGTCTTCGAGAGCTTCGAAGTCCATGCCAGCCAGGTCTTCTGGGGTTACTTCGTCCTCCTCTTCTTCGTCCTCATCGTCGTCTTCATCGTCATCCTCATCTTCCTCGGAATCCTCGTCGTCCTCATCGTCGTCTTCATCGTCAGAATCTTCTTCGTCCTCCTCATCTTCATCTTCATCGTCAGAATCCTCAGATTCCCCGCCGAAAATTTCCTCGGCATCTTCTGCCGAAATGGGAGTCAGGAGTGCATAGGAGCCGTCATCATATTTGATGAGAATTACCCCGTTAGAAAGAACCTTACGTTCTACCTCTTTTGCTGCAGCTTTTTTCTTTGCCATAATTAAATTGATTAAAGGTGTTTGAAAATGTTTGAATGATTATAGTTTCGTGATAAACTTTTGAGTATATATCTCTCTGTTTTCTTGGACTGCCATAGCTTTCAAGAATACGTTTTTATCCCTGATAGCTTCTACTTTCTGAGTGAACTCATTCTGGTTTTTTACTTCAAAAGGTTCACCCTCCTGATAATAGGTATCGTCCACCGCATTATCATTTTTGGTGTAATACCTTTTGACTCCCACTATAAGTTTTACTCCATCCCAGGGATTTTCTGGCTCCCTCTTAGTTACTATGGTCATTTCGCTATTCCATTTTTGTATGCAGTATAATAGATTCTTACATATCCTTCTGGTCCTATCCCAGAATTCAAAGCAGTATGAATATCTCTGTAGCCTTTTTTCATTGCCCTGCAATCATGAGCAAAATGTTCGGGATAAATATAATAATCTCCACATACTGATTGGTTAGTTACCAAGTAAGCATACCATCCGGATTTCATTTTCATAGGGAACTCAGATCTTGGAACAAATCCCTGTGATAATAGTTCTTTGAGAATAAACTTATCTTTTGATCTTTTTCTTACCATAGGTATACCACCAAGCCTTTTCAATACTGCTTCTTGATATTCTTCCCAGTGTCTTTTAGTCCATCTTATGGAACTAATAGCAGAACGTTTAGTTATAGCTCTATATGCAAGAGCTACTTTAATTTGAGCCCAGGTTAAGTTATTCTTCTTCGTAAAGAGCCTTCTTTCTCTTGGACTCAATCTCTTTAGCCTTCGATAGCTTAACAAGCTTTTCCGGAATAGGCTTGAGAACAGTTCTATATTCTTTTGCTCCATAATTAAACTTATCTACCAAGTTCAAAAAGTACTTTTCTTTATTTTGAGAACTGAGTCTCTTTTTACGAGCTAATCTTTTCCCTAATTCCCTTTTAGCCGAGTCCTTTGAATTTCTATAGGCTTCAGTTAATAATACCTTAGATATCGGCTTCTTTCTTTTCCCACCAATTAGTAGAGATTGACCTATAACAAACTTCTTCTCTAAAGCTGTTTTCCCCTTTATCCAGTGTACTGATTTTAGATTCTCTCGGCCATAGTAAGTTAAAAACCTTTTTCTGGCTGCTTTCAATGAATAGAATCCCTGTAATACTACTGCTGGTTCTCCTTTATAGTTATAAGACCAAGGATACCACTTATGAAGATATATCTTGATATCCATTTCTTTGATAACTTTTCGGAACCTTTGGTAATATTCTTTTCTCCTCCTCTTTTCCAAGAAGTATGCTCTTACATCGGGAGGTAGAGAATCCGGATCTACTACTCCGTTAATCCTGGTAGCTTCTTTTAAGCATTCCCGGTATCTATCTAGAAAGCGTTTATTCCTTTCCCTATACTTATGAACCTTGATTTTTCCACAGAGTACTTTCCTTTGCCACTCTTGTTTTCTTCTTCGGCTTAATTTTATAATCTGAGGAGGTACCCATGGTATTCCCAATCTGTAACATGATTCCTCGAAGTCATCTGCATTCTTAAACCTATAGACTCGTGGCATATATCTCTACTCCTTCTTTTGTTTACGAAGTGCTGCCCGATACCATTGCTGAATAGATTTCTCCTTGGCATCTGGAAATCTCTTTTGCACTCTCCTGGTAATTCTATCAATTGACAATCCTTTGTAAGTTAATTCGAATACGTAGGATTTCTTAGTTCCTTTCCAAAGACCATTATCATCTTTTTCTTTCTTAGGTTTTTTAGGTTTCTCCAACCCCTTTACCCTTTTGGTCTTCTTCTGTTTGGTGACTGCATCCTCACCGATGAATCCCAGATTAAGTTGATAATTCCTCATCGGGTCATCTTTAGGATATCCAGCAAGTTCTAATTGCTGGTCCATCCACTTATCGTATTCATCGATGAGAGCATTATCCGGCTTATTATCCGAATGATGAATCCATGATGCCAGTCCATTATAATCAGCTGAACAAGCATCTGGGAACGGCATACCAAGAGCAACTGCTCTTCTCTTCATGTCCTTGTAGGTCATATTCTCTAACCCACTTCCCATGACCTTAAGCTTTTCCCTGTTTAGCTTTAACGGTCTTTTGTCTTTTTTCTTACTTTTGCGCATATCTGTATAAGTATAAAATTTTATTTCTTATTTCCTAATGCAAATATAATCAAATTTCTCGAAGTTGCAAAATAATTGAATAAAAATTCTAAGAGTTTGATTTCAGAGTTCTTTTCCTGCGTAGTTTATAGGCTGTATCTAGAGTTTCACAGGTAAAGTCCATGTTATTTATTGATTTGTAATTAATAGCTTTCTGGATAACCTCCCTGTACTCCTTCCAAAACTTCAAGCCTCCTTTACTATCTACAGTTTTTTCAAAGTATTGAGTTGCCAATAATCCAAATGTGTCTGCAATAGTTTGGCTCTCAAAGATGTATATCCTTAAATCGGTTATAGCTTTGATTATATCATCCTCACGTTTGATTGGCATTACTCCATATCCTTCTTCAGGAAAAAGCTCTTCAGATACAATAGCTGTGAAATACCTTCTACTTGAGGGTCCATTCTTCCAGTATTCGGTTATCAACTGCCTTATCTTGAAGTCAGGTATTCGATGTAAGTAAGATAAATATACCTTGTCTTTTTTGGTAGACCTTCTCTTGTATGCAGTTGGAGCTTGCAATATCCTGGGCATTATCCTATAGTTATTCCACCTATCAAACTCAAGAATCAGAGCATAAAGGTCTTTGTCCCATTTATTCTCTGATTCCTTCAGCCTTTTCATATTCTTTATGATACGTGGATTGGTTATAGAAGTCAATAACCATGAAGAATCTCCTGAATGTATTTTAGCTTCTTCTTTAGGTAGCCTTTTAACTATAGCCCCGAATAAATAATCCCTAAACCTTGGCTCTATGGGAGATTGAGGATTTACTAGTGAAGGATGTAGTTCAAAGTAATCGGAGAATAATTTGAAGAACTTTTCAGCTCTGGCCTTTAGTTCTAAATACTTGTAGTGAGACATCTTGAGAATTTCTCCAGCTTCCCAAGTTGATAGACCCTTGCCTTGTATAAACATAAGGCTAGCCCTCTCTTGCTCAGTCAAACAGTCCCAAGCCAATTCTTGATGTCGTTCCATGTTAGTATTGTTTGTTCATAAGAATCTCTTCGGTACTACCGTCTGGAATTATAGATAAGTCAGTATCATAATCGGTTGAATACATTTTATACTCGTCTGATTCATGATATGCTGAATAAAGTACATTCTCCATTGGTACTTCTATCTCTAAACTACCATCCATTTCTGGGTATATCTTTACCAACATCTTTCTCGTATTTAGATTACTTTCGAGTATTATTGCTGGTATTCCCTCAAACGGATATCCCCTTAATACAACGTAATCTCCAATAGCAACACGAGTAATATCATTTACCGAGAATATCTTATTTGCTTTAGACATTCTGCGATATTTCTTTACTTCTTCTTTAGTTATGGTGGCTACCATTGAATAATCATCAAAGTCCTCGGCATTATCTACTCTAAGCCTTTTTCTTTTTGGTCTGTAGTCCAAAGACTTCATAAATGAAAGTATACCTGGGATGTCTCTCTTTAGTTTGTTTAAGTAGTATCGGTCAAAAGCTTTTTCTGGCTTCATCTTTATGAACCCATAGTTGAATAACAATGGTACATCTTCGTACTCATTCTTACCTTTCCTTGACTTCTTAAGTACGCTTATGGTTGGTACTATGGCTTTCACATGTTTATACCCCCTACATTTCAAATCAGAATTGATTCTCTTGTAGAATTTCCTGTCAAGCCTGAATATACAGTATACATAGGGGGTCTTCATATTATTTTAATAATTTACGTACATACTTATGTAAATCGCTGTAATCTACCAGTCTCTGTACTTCTCTGAACATATAAACAAAAATATGTATTTTGGGAGTACTTACTTCCATCCGAGACATTTCGGGAGATTGGGTTTTTAAGAAAGAATCTACTTCCTCATTTACCATAAAGAATGCTTCGCCTTTAGGCATAGAATTATACCTCATAATAAGTACGGGTATCTTATTAGCTCTTTCAGCATCCCTATTAGCTTGAGTCCAGAAGCTATTTATCTTACAACTCTTCAAACCCAACAGTAAATGTTCAAATTTTATATCCTGGTAACTTTTGCATTCGATAGATAGAGTAAATCTTTTGGCATGCTTTGGGTCAGAGCATACCACATCTGATGATATATTATCGGCTTTTTTCCATCTTAATCCCCCACTAGCAGGTGTTCTAGAAAATTCATATCCAGACCAATTTTGGAAAGCTTTACAAACGGATCTCTCAAATCTATTTCCCTTACTTTTACTATTCTTTCTCATGATTTTATACCTTTATGACCAATAGTCACTAGTGGTATTGTGAAAGGCCCCTTTCTCTGGTCACAGTAAGCACCCTGGCATTAGGAATTGGCAATGATTCATGGTGAGATATGAGGTATAGAGTTTTGTCCTTATATATCTTTCTAATTAACCCTATAACCAACTCTACATATTCTGAACTGAGGTTTTCAAATACCTCATCCAAGAAAGCTATATTTAACCCCTTGGCTTTGGTCATCACATCGTTCATAGCAAATGCCATAGCTAAGTTCACCAAAGTTTTTTGACCACCAGATAATTCCTCGTATGATACCTCTATACCATCCATTATTATCTGGGTATTGAAGTCCTTCTTTACTCCTTGTATATCTACATAGAATAGGATACTGAACCCAAGTACGTCAGAATATGATTCGAGAGTTTCATTCAAAATATCCATTGAGCTCTC